TTTTACCGATAATTTCTTTTGTGATTACAATCAATTACAAGCATATACAACTGATTCAGAAAAAGACTTTTATACTCTTAGCGGAAAACCTATGGTTCGATATGTCACACCAAATTATCTAACAGAACGATCTAATCCTACAATAGTTATACAAGGATTCTGGTTGCAAAATACAGTTGGACTTTTTGTAAGCGGATCTAATCCAAATATGTATTCCTTAACTGAATATAAACCATTTTCCGGTGAAGATTCTTTCTTTGGTTATAGAATAGATGAATACACTTTATCACCGGATTCTATTTCATTTGTATTGCCTCCGCCGAAAACTAGTGGATTTGTTGATATTATTGCCGTGAATGGTTGTGGAATCGGACAATTAACAAATGATTCATCAGATTATGTCAGCTATAGTGCAGGGGTGCCTTATTGGATTCCATTTTCAACATCTGCCGTTCCAGTTTCTTGTTTTTGATTATGAAAGATTATAATTACAATTTTGAAATACGAACGCTTTTAACTCATTTTGCTGCTGCATTTAATGATGTTAAAATAAAAAGATTTGACGGCAAGAAATATGAAAAGGAAATTATAAAAGTTCCATTAACATATGCACCAAAAAGTCACATCTTAAATGATATAATTGGTTTAACTGATACAATTCGTCTTCCAATTGTCGCAGTTGAAGTAAAAAATCAAAGTCGGGATAATGAACGAGTTAAGAATAAAATAGATGATTTAATTTACAAAAACAGTGATGGTACATTTGTAAATGCTAAAGTTGTTCCATGGAATATAGAAGTGGAAATGACTATTTTAGCAAAGTATCAAGAAGATATTGATCAAATTGTTCAAAATTTCAGCGTTTATTCGAACCCATATACTATAATTTCTTGGCAGGAACCAAAATCTGGTAGAGAATTACGAACTGAAATTTTATGGAAAGGAGATTTATCAGTTGATTATCCTGCAAAAAATCAAACGCCTACTGATCCGCCATACAGAATAACAGCAAGTTCATCATTTACTATAAAAGGATATTTATTTTCAACTAGTCCATCCAATTCAAAACCGATTTGTTTAATAAACACGGATTATATTTTTACTGATAAATTTTATTGTAATTATGATGATTTAATTCTTTATTCTTCAAACTTGAATACAGATTCATATACAATTACTGGACGACCTGTTCTTCGTTATGTTTCTCCTTATTATATCGTGGAAGGAAAAACACCAAATATAACTCTACAAGGTTATAGTTTGAATAATGTAAATGCAATATTTTTAAGTGGATCAAGTGATGCTATGTATCCGTTAAATGAGTATAAACCGTTTTCTGCATTAGATTCTTTTTATGGTTATCCTGTTAAAGAATTTCAAAAATCAGATGATACAATTACTTTCTCACTTCCTCCTGCAAGTGGAGATGGATTCGTGGATATTATTGCAGTTAATAGTTGCGGTTATGGAAAACTAACAGAAGATTCCAATCGTTGTGGTCGAGTCGAAAATCCATATCCAGTTAATTCCCCAGAACATTATAGTTGGACTGTTTGGCAATTTCCTTATTTGAATGGCTTGATTATCGCGGATTTCTTTGATCCTTTTGTTATAGATTATACCGATATGACATATCTATATTCTGATGTTTCAGAACCAGATAAATCCGCAATCTTATCAAAAATAAAAGAATTAATGACTCTTGGAAATATAAGTTTAGCGGATTTGGAGTGAAATTTACAGTTTTTTCTTTACAAAAGCAATTTTTGATGTAGATTTCTCTATGATAAAATTCCATACATGTAAATTAAATGATAATCTCTTGGATCAATGGGTGAAAACTGGAATGAATGTATTGTTAATCGGGGAAAAGGGCGTGGGCAAAAGTCATCAAGTTTTAGACACATTCAAACGAAATAAAATAAAATATAGCTATTTTAGTGGAGCAACATTAGATCCTTGGATTCATTTATTGGGCATTCCCCGAGCAAAAAAAGATGAAGTTACAGGCAAGGATAAAATGGAATTTATTCTTCCTGAGAATTTGGATGATGATGTTGAAGCTATTTTTTGCGATGAATGGAACCGTTGTTTTGTTGGTGACACCCAAATTCAATTAGTTGATGGATATTCTGTTCCTATAAAAGAATTAGTAGAAAAGGACGAGTTTTTCGTATATTCTTATGATATACAAAATAACAAAACTGCTGTAGGAAGAGGTCATTCATGCTCTATAACACAGAAAAATGCAGAAATTGTTAAAGTGACACTTGATGATGGTTCGATTATCCGTTGTACGAAAAATCATAAATTTTTATGTTCTGACATGGTTTACCGTGAAGCAAAAGATTTACGTCCCAATGATTCATTAATGGCAATGTATAAGAAATACAATCGCCAAGGTTATGAAGAAGTTAAATCTACTATAGAAAATTCATGGAAATATACATATTGGCTTGCGGATGAATATAACATAAAAAATCAGAAATATTCCAATATAGATAAACAACATGTGAGTCGTCATCATGTTGATCATGACAAATATAATAACAATCCAAATAATATAATCCAAATGACTAGGGAAGAACATATGCTTCTCCACGCATTCTCAGATATTACATCTGCTAATGGCGGAAAAAGCAGTCATCGAAAACATCCTGATTTATGGGAAAAAACTTTGGGAACTGATGCGAGTAAAGAAAAAGCATTGAATAATTCATTACGAACACGTAATAAAAACAAAAAATTATATTTGACAAAATTAAGTGAATCTTTGAAAAAGGTTTGGACGGAAGAAATGCGTCAATCCGCTAGTGCCAGAGCAATCAAACAATGGAAGGAGAAAAAATTCTCAAAGATTAATAGAAAAGAAGCAATACAAAAAACGCATCTACACCATACGTGTAAGGTATTATATAATATTACGAATAAATTAGAAATAACTGAAACTGAATATCAAGATATACTAAATAATAATAAAAATATCTTTTCTTATGAAAAACACTTATTAAAAATACGAACTATTAAACGTTATTTCAATAATTCGTTCGATGATTTCGTGGAATATTATAAAAAATATATTAATGAAAATCCCTTAATGAATCATAGAGTTATTTCGATTCAGGATGATGGAATCGAAGATGTGTATGATTTCACAGTTGACGAATATCATAATTTCCTATTAGGTGCAGGTGTTTTTGTACATAACTGCCATAAAACGGTTCGGAATGCTCTTTTGGAACTTCAACAATTCAAAAGTATTAACGGTCGTAAATTCCCAAATCTTAAAATTATTTGGGGTGCGGTAAATCCTGCAAAAAAAGAGGAAGAAGATGCAGATTATGATGTCGAGGAATTAGACCCTGCACAATTAGATCGTTTTCATATTATTGTTGAGTTGCCTAATTCTCCAAGTCTCAGCTTTTTCAAGAAAAAATATGGTGATTATAAGGCAAAAATTCTTTGTGATTGGTGGGCAAAGCAACCAAAAGAAGCACTGAAAATTCTTAGTCCTCGTCGTCTTGATTATATTGGTGAAAGTTTCTTAAAAGGGTTGGATATCAAATATCTATTGCCAGAATCTGCTAATGTTCGGGATTTAGTTCAACAGTTATCAACTGACGAAACTGTTGTGAAAATTAAGCAATTGTTAGAAAATCCAACTGACGATGCTATGAAAGAATTTTTATCCAATGATGATAATTTCTTAAAGTGTAAAAATGAATTACAAAATTCCAAATATTGGAAATATTGGAAATATATCAACAAAGAATTTGTTTCTCAAGAAATGAAAGGAAACACGAATTTCGAAAATTATATAATTTATAAATACATCTCTAATGATGAATTTTATAAAGATATTGTAGATGATGCAATTAAAACCGATAATAATTATAAAATTGGTTCAATAATAAAAATATTACAAACAGAAAAATTTGTCCCTTCAAATGAAACGATAACTAATTTCTTATCAATTGACGAAGTTACCAAAAACTTACCAAAAATAGCAGGTAAGTCTTCCGGAGGTGATAATTTCTCAAATAGTTATCATTTCAACTCATGGTTGTCTTATAGAGAGTTTGATCCTTCCGTAATTAAATTGAATACAAATCATCGAAAAGAATTGTTGGGTAGATTAGAACGTTGTTTTGCTAATGCAGAAAAAGGAAACCCTTACTTAATCATTAATTTTGTAATATCATCATTAATGAGTATGCAACATGCAACAATAAAATCTATAAATAATTATAATTTTGAAAATATTCTCGGTTCAACATTATTATTCGCAACGCGAACTTTAGATTCTGAAAAAATGAAACTTTTGGTCAAAATAGTAATGAACAATATACATAAACTGAATCATGCGGACAAATTCAAAAAGTTTGTTGATTTGTATGATACAATAGGAACAACAGCTAATCATGCAATAGTTCCAGAAGATTTATTGAAAAAAATCAATACTATACGAACCACATTGCAAATTGCAGGAATTGATTTTTCCCAACGCGAACCAATATTCTGATAATTATGGAGATTCTTGAAAAATTAGATATAGCGAAAGAATTACAAAATTTTCATTATTTCTTTCGTGCATTCTGGGATATTGGTGAACCATTAGTTGATGATTTTCCAAACTTAGAAACTGCGGCAATTTCTTTTGACCAAGAAGGGAACAGTATTCAATTTTTAATTAATTCCAAATTCTGGGAGTCATTAAATAGTTATAACAAATCGTTTTTGATTTGTCATGAAATGAGTCATATAGTTTTTGACCATGGTCTTCGATTCAAAGAACATTTAAATAAAAAAACATTTGAAGATATTAATGTTGCTGCGGATATTGTTATTAATGAAATGTTATGTGATTCATTCGGATTCGATAGAAACTTACTAGACGAAAGAATAGGCAAAAAGGGATGTTGGATAGACACAGTGTTCAAAGATATAACTGTTCTTAAAAAACAAACTACTGAATATTATTTTAATCTTCTTCTTAAAAATCCATGTAAAAATGAATTATTCAGAATGGATGAACACTTTGTTCTGAGTGATGAAGAACTGGAAGAAATTAAAAATCAAATGAACGATGAAGGAATTACTGATATATTAATATCTGGTAATTTAACTGGAAAAAATATACCAAAAGAATTGTCCGATGCTTTAGAAAAAATTGCTGGAGCGGGTACAGGAAGTTATCATTCGGTAAATGCTAAAAAAGTAACAAAGAAAAAATGGGAAACTGTTATTAAAAAATGGGAGAATAATAATATAAAGCATACTCTCGACACTGAAGAACGTTGGGAGCGAGTTAATAACCGCTATATTAACGTTATTCCTGATAATATTAATTTGCCTTCATCGCAAAAAATATTCAACGATTTCAAAGAAAAGGATATGATTTCTGTTTTCTTCTTTTTAGACACTTCAGGTTCTTGTATAAGTTTAGGAAACCGATTTTTTGCAGCAGCAAAAAGTTTAAATCCTAAAAAATTCAAAATCAGATTATTCTGTTTTGATACAAGGGTAGAGGAAACATCCCTAGAAACCAAAAGAATTTATGGTGGAGGAGGAACTAGTTTTAGTATTATAGAATCTAAAATTCAAGAAATTATTAAAAAAGATAAAATCAAGTATCCAAAAGCAGTGTTTATTATAACTGATGGTTATGGTAATAATGTAACTCCTGAAAAACCTGAAAAATGGTATTGGTTTTTAACATCAAAATTTACTCAGTATATTCATAAAAAATCTAAAATATTTAATTTAAAAGACTTTGAGTAATTAAAATTGATTTTTATCATTTATTGATGATATATCTCCATTTTTAACATCTTCTTCGATCTTTTTCTTTAAATCATCTAATTTATTTTTCTCTTTTTCTCTCTTAGAATGCTCGACTTCTTGTTTTATGAAGTCGAGCATTTCTTTTATTAGATTTATAACATATAATAAAGATTGTATAATTCCCATACTGTTACTTAGATTGTATTTATTATAAATACTCTTATGCTTCCAAATTGTCAGAAGGTAGAAATTAAAAAAATGCCTCACACGCATTTAGCCACAGATATAACTAATTTTACATCTGCGGTTTGTGCGGTTTTTATCAATAGTACAGAATTTCAAGCAATTTATACCACAGTAGAAGACAACTCCGCAAATTGGTATCAAAATTTAACTTATAATCCTTCCAATTTTCGTCTTTCTATTTCAAATGGAAACAGTGTTAGTTTATCATCACTAGTAATTAGCAGTGGAAGTATTGATGCCATCATTACAGGAATCGTATTCTCTAATTCAGGATATTGGGATAGTACATACAATGTTGTATCATATAATTCAGGATATTGGGATAACACGTATTCAGTTGTTAAAGATTTGAGTAGTACATGGAATACAGTTACTAATAATTCTTCATTAATAATTCCTACAAATATTTCGAATGGAGTTGTTTTTAAAACATACGATTCTACAGTAAAACCCTTAAATATGGTTTTATTATCTGCAATTACAGATACGACTCCGACAAACTTATCAATACATTGGGATGGACCTGTTGACAAATGGATGGGTCAACCATTTGTCAACGGAAATGCAGTTCCATTAAGTTCTATAGATTATTTAGGAACCACTTCTTTTACACGAAGATTTTCTGCAACAATTCCAGTATTATTACAAACCGGAATTAATATAATTCCTCTGAAATTAGAAAATTATGAAAAAAATTTAAGAATAGATTTATTAGGTGCTGGACCGCAAATAACTAATGTAACTTTTGGATTATATCCGGGAACTCAAACTGAATTAAAAAATGGCGACTCCATTTCCATGACAGTAGAATTTGATTCAGATGATGCGGCGGAAATTCAAACTTTTGCATCAAATAATATTTATGCATCAACATCTCAGAATTATTCCATTACTACTGTTAGTAATTCAGCAACAATTAATATAACTATTGCAACAACTACTAATTCTTTGCTAACTCTTCCAGTTCGATTGAGAGCAAAAAATTCATTTGGAACATATGGGGATTATGTAATCAGTAGTGAGACGCTTTTTGTTAATAATGTTTCTCCTACCTTTGGAGCATTTAGCGTAACTTATCCAAATACACAAACTGCATTAAAAGGAACAGAAAATGCAACAGTTTCTTTAACTGTTTCAAATCAGGGAAATGATCCAATATATTTTTATTCTTCTCCTAATAACAATTTAACTATTATAGATTCTTCAACATATAATTCGTATAAAAGCGCAACTTGTAACAATCCGGGAACTTACAATGTTGCTGGAGATGGTGGTGTAACTAACTATCGTTTAACGGTAACAAGAAAAGAAAATAATAAATCTGCAACTTCTGATAATATTGTTGATATTGCCGACATTCCTGCAACTATAACAGTATCTGAACCGTCTTCTCGTCTTCGTTCCGGAGGAACAAATGGAACATCTTCGCAACAATATACAATTACAATAACGTCAAATCAAAGATTATTAAATGCTCCATCATTAACAGAAAGTGTGGGTGGCGGAACATTAATAAGTTCTTGGACATATTCCACAAATGCTAAAACTTTTACAAATACATTACAAGTTCAAGATACCGATAATAAAGGAACATTTAATTGGAATAACTTAGTTGCAACCAACAAAGCTAATACTGTTACATCTGTTATAAATGGAAATTCTAATTATGTATTAGGTGGTTATGTAATTCGAACTTTAACATTTTCATCACTTTCAAGAACAGTTGGAATTGGAACTCGCGTTGCAGATTCATCTAAAGTTACAGGAGATGAATCTTTTCGAGGAACGGTGACTTTATCAGCAATTCCGAATGGAACAATCTTAAATCCTGATATTAATACCGGAATTAACATTCCTTCAAGATTTACAATAGTTAGTTTATCATCACTAAATGTAGTAAATAATAATGGAGATGCCATATTTTATTTAGATCGTGTAGCTGTAAATCAGAATATCGGCGGCACAGCATCGTTTTTAACTCAAGAAACTATTTAATTTATGGCTACCTTTCAAGAATTTGTACAAACTGAATTACCTCTTAGACAAGTTGTTATTTTCGGTTCGTTTAATCCAACAATTAGTGGTCAGAATGCATCAATAGGTTCTTATTTTTTAGATAATTCTGTTGGAAGCGGACCATATATTCGATACGAAAAAATTGGAAGTAATTCGACGGATTGGAGAATTGTGCCTCCTAGTGCAACTGATATATCTGGATTAAACACAATAATTGGATCATATTCTGCAATTTGGAATAATAATGTTATTACAACAAACACTGTTTCAACTGTTGTATACGAAACATTATATTCTAATATTGATAGCACGAAAAATTCTCTTCAAGAATATATCTCATACGAATGGAATCCGAATATAGTAAAACAAAGTTCAACAATTAAATTAGCAAATGGAAAAATTTATATGTTGGCAACTTCTGATGGAAGTAGCACAACTCATTATTTGGAAATGAATTTGCGTCCAATTTCTCCATTTTTTACATCAACTTTAGTTAATTATGGAACAGTTGATTCATATAATTTAAATGAATTCAAGTCATGCAAATATACAATCGAAGTAAATGACGCTGTTTTGAATAAAACTCATTATAGTGAAATAAATGTTCTTAGTGATGGAATAGAAGTAGCAGTTTCAGAATACGGAACATTATTCACATCAACTAATGCAATGGTAGAATATGGAGGATATACAAATGGAACAATTGTTTCATTGACTGCAATTAGTTTAATTGGAAGTATGAGTGATAAAACGTTCAAAGGAATCCGCACGAATTTCTTTTGAATATATAAGTAAATATAATTATGGCAATAAATTTAACGAATGATTTTCGTACCAAAGGTAGAATATATGGTGAAAAAGGTGCTTTTTTCGCACCGGGTACTGATGGAACGGGAATGAATACAACTGGTAAAATTTTATCAGGTGGTATTGACTTATTAACTATTTTCTCTGCGGCATTGTCAGGGTCTACAGGTGATTCGATGTTGACATTTGGATCAAATTTAACAGGTGCAGCAGCATATAAACCAACTGGAGGACCAGTAACCGTTGGAGTTAGTTTTAATCCGACTTTCGGATCAGTTAGTGCAACAACTTTTGTGGGTGCATTAATTGGAAATGCAACTACTGCAAGTACATGGGCTAATTCCAGAACTTTTACATTTGCAGGAGGAAATGTTACAGGATCTTTTTCAGCGAATGGATCGGGGGACGTTTCAAACATAGCACTAAACGTATTATCAGTTTCTTCAACTAGATGGGATAGTGTATATACTAGTTATAATTCAAATTCAGGACAATTTATCACTTCGATAGGTTCAGGCACTCAAGGACTATTACAGATAAATGCAATAAATGGAGGAGTTGACACTATTGATCTTACTAATTTAGGTACTACTGACTCACCTACATTTGCTAATATATTAATCAGTAATAATGCAACAATTGCGGGTAATTTATCCGTTCAAGGAAATCTAACATTTTTAGATACAATGGTATCATTGACTAGTGCATTATCTGTTGTAAACACTGGCACTGGTCCTGCATTATTTGTTCGTCAATCAGGTTCTACACCATTAGCACAATTTGTTGATGCAGAAGGAGGACAAATATTATTCAATAATAATGGAATAGTAAGTATAGGGACGACCACTACCACTCAGTTATTAAATGTTGGCGGAAATATATTAGCATCAAACATTACTCTATCAGGTTTGCCGTCCAATTCAACATCTAATAGTCTTGTGGTAAGTGGAACTGGAGGAACGTTAGGTGCAAGAAATGCAGATTCTAGAATTTGGGGGTCAACATTAGTGAATGGAAGTATGACCTCTGGACGCATTCCTAAAGCAAGTGGAACTAATGCATTAAGTGATAGTGTATTATTAGATGATGGAATTAGCGTTAGTATAACAAATAGTTCGCTCTGGATGACAGTTCCGGAGTTACGTATAAATAACACCGGAGGATATCATACTCGCCGTGATACTTTTGTAGGAATTGCTAATATTAGCGGAAATAACATTGCAACTTTCCCTAAAACAAATCTTCAATCCGTTAATATGACAGTTACCTTAATTCAAGGAACAACTTCTCATACAGTGTTTAATGTATTAGGAACAGGCAATACAGGTCTAGACATTATAAAAGGTACAGTGTATGGAATTGTAGATGGAACAGGAACATCACAATTAGTGGATGTCGATTTATTTTCGTCAGGGGGTAATATAGTTTTAGCAGTTTCAGCAGTAAGCAATAATACAAATGTAGTAATTGATGGAACTGCGGTTTATTCAGGTACAACTACATAATAATATGGCAGTTAATTTATTACCATTCAAAGTTAATCAAAATGCAACAGTTCCGAATTCACTTTCGGTAGGTGGTCATTTATCTGCATCAACTAAAGCATTCTTAATTCCTCATCCAAATGATAAAACCAAGAATTTACAACACGGTGCAGTAGAATCTCCAGAATGGGGAGTTATATACAGAGGAAAGAGTGCAGATAAAATATTAATTCTTCCTGATTATTGGGAAAATCTTGTTCATGAAGATTCAGTAACAGTTACTTTAACACCAGTTGGAAAATTTCAAAATCTTGTTGTAAAAGAGCAAAATAACAAATTTATAAAAATTGGTGGAGTAAAGGGTGAATATAATTTTATTATTTGTGGAGAAAGAAAAGATGTCCCAAAATTACAAATTGAATTACCATGTCCTTAATAATCAATCCTCGTATAGTCTCTGATGGTTTAGTATTAGCATTAGATGCAGAAGATCCGAGATCATATCCAAGAACTGGTGCAACGTGGTATGATAGAAGCGGTTTAGGGAATAATGTGCCTTTATCCGGAGGTCCAACTTATAATAATGGAAGTGCATTAAATCTCAATAGCAGTTATATTTTATTTGATGGATCAAATGATTATGCCAGCATCTATGCTCCAAATTTAACAACAGTTGCAACAATTGATTTATGGGCACGGTTTAATTTTGCTGGAAGTGTATACATTCCTTTTTCTTGGAATTTTTATAGTGTTATGAATCATGGTGGATTAAATGCTATAGGCTTTAACACAGGAAATAGTGATTTATATGGCTGTTCCAATGCTTCTTTAAACGGAGTATGGAAACATTATGTATTTGAAATGCGTAGTGATGTGTCATATACTAATAATAAAATTTATATTAATGGAATATCTCAAAGTTTATCACAAATTGCAGGAACAGAAGGAGTAGGATTCCGAACATTCAATAGTGGAATTGGAGAATTAGGTAGATATAACGGAAATGATGGATCGTGGGCAACATTGTATGCAGGATCTTTCCGAATATATAACAGAATATTATCTCCAGCAGAAATTCTTCAAAATTATAATGCAGGAAGAATCCGTTACAATCTCTAAAATAGAGAATAAATAATTAAAATGGCTAACCTTTTAATTTCTCCTGCTTCTGCAATTATATCTTTTAGTAATGACTCCGCAGGATCATCAACTTTTCCTTCATTAACTGCAAGTTCACGTTTAGTTTTTGATAATTTTGGAGGATTAAATATAGTTTCTAAAGTTCCTACCACTTCTAGTACAAACCGAATGTCTATTGAAGGTAGAAGCGGAATAATTTATAGTGTTACAGAAGAAACAACTGGAACATTATTATCAATTAATGATGTTGCAGGATTGCCTATATTTGAAGTAAGGTCAGATGCAAATGATACAATAACAATGGGAACTGTGAATACAAATACATTTGTGGTGGTAAATTCCACAGTAAATGTTGGTTGTAATGTTCCTATTTTAAATAATGCACGATTTAGTGTATCAGGAATTGCCGCAGTTAGTAATCAAATAGTATTTCAGGGAACTAATAATTCAACAACTCCTACATCGGGTAATGTAGCATTATTTGCTAAAACTGATAATAAAATATATGCTAAAACTGCTGATGGAATTGAATCAGATTTAACTAGTATTGCTAATCAAAGTTGGTCAGCATATAATGTAGAATGGACGGCAGCAGGAGGAACATCCCCTGTAATTGGCGACGGAACATTACTAGGAAGATGTCGAAAAATAGGGAAAACTGTTTTTGTAAACATAAAATGGAGTGCAGGAAGCACTACTACATATGGTTCACCAGGTCAAGTATGGAGATTTAGCTTACCTTTTAGTGCAGTTAATCCGGATGCTATTTTATTAAATGCTGCATTATTGGATAATGGTTTTGGATGGTATCAAGGTACAGGCGTCGGAACGTATGCAGGTTTAACAGATAAATTTTCAATTATAGTTAATAACAACACTGGAGCAACTTCTATTCCAGTTATGAGCGGAACGCCTGTTGTATGGAATGCAGGTGATGCTATAATAGTCGGGGGTTCTTATGAAAGTGTATAAATAAAGAGTATGAACACACTCGCTGAAATCTTAACCAACTCATATACTAACCAAGGAGTACAAGATTTAAAAGTATTTTTCGATTCTTTTTTCTTTAATTTAAAAGTGAAAGATAATTCCAAAAATTATAATTTAATCTTAATTGAAAAAACCTCTTTTGATTATAATACAGAAAGTATTGAAAAAATTAAAAATGGATTAACTGTGAATTTTGGTGATACTGGAAGTGACAATCCATATGAAACAAACGGCAATTTTTATATAGATTCATTTTTAGATTCAAGATATAAAAATGTATTATTAGTTGGAACGAGAAAAATGAATAATGGTAATACGATTCCATTGATTTATAATTATAATATCAATTCTCATTCTGTAAAACCTGTTTATCCCAAACTTGAAGATATAACTGAATTTAATTCATTTTCAAATTATACATTTAAAACAAATTCAATTCCAGTTGCTAAGTTTAGTAAAAATAAATTATATATTGCATTTCAAACAGAAAATAGTGATTCTGCCTTTATTAATAAAATGGTTTTTACTGTGTATAAAGACAAAGTTAAATTGTCTTCGTATGATGTATATAAATATGATAAAACTAAGAATATAGATTTAAACGAAATACTTGATGGAACTATTCATTATTCATTTGGAAATTATAAAGGAATTTTCAAAAAATTACTTGATGATGAATTTAACTATGATCCGTATATTTTTACATTTCTCGATTTTTCAGAAATATTTGCACTTGATGATGGAACCACTACACTAGGAGCAGATTATTCAGTAAAAATAGAAAAAAACTCTTTAGGACTTATCGGAACATAATTGCATAAAAAGATAGAAAGGATAAATAAAATTATATGTCTCAGTTAGTAAACTTTTCAAGTCTCCAGAGTTCGTCAGCATTAACATCTGGCGATCAGATATTAATAAGAAAAAATAACTCTTTATCCGGTGCTCAAGGATTTGCGAGAATATCTTTTACTAATTTAGAAAAAAGTACAACGGTTTATTCAAATGTTAACACCTTGTCTACTCAGATATTAGCATTATCAACTTATTGGTCAGGAGGTTCAAACGCATTTGTTGCTAATTACAGTGAATTAAAGATTGCGGTTGCTAATCCTAGTGTTAACACTATTATTTTAGGAGCAGACATATATTTTGATAACACTGTAGCAGATTATACTATTCCACGTCGTTGTTCAATCAATTTCAATGGATATAAATTTGTCAGAAACGGTGCAGTACGTTTATTTATACAAGGTGAAGTTTTAGCAAGTCGTGTTCAAATTTTTGACAATTGGAGTGCAGGAGATATATTAGGAACATTTAAAAATTCTGAATTATACCCTGAATGGTGGGGATTACAAGGAAGTAATGTAGATGACGGACGACATGATATTGCTATAAATTGTGCAATAAGAACTGCTAATAGTTCATTTAGTATTGGTAGAACTATTAGCTTTGCAGCAGGAGATTATTATGTGGGAAGACCGTTAGATGGTACAAACTTAGCAATTCGTTTTAAAGGAGCAGGATCAGGAGCAACAAGAATACATGCTAGTAAATTATGGACTTCTTTTACTTGGAAATCCACTACTCGTTTCCGTTATTGGAATGATTTTATTAAATATCAAGGAACTACATTCTTTACTAGTGCTGGTCCTGTAGCAAATGGCGTGAGATTTTTAACAACTCAAGGTGGTTCATTAGACTTTTTATCAGGTGGAAGAGTAAGAATAACAAATTCTCCTTTATATTCGGGAGAATGGGCTATTGTAGGAGCAGATAGTACAACTTCATTTGTGTTAAGCGGAATGAGTTTTACTGGAACGGATGGTGGTATTGCATCTCCTATAACAGCAGATTCTGAAATGGATACTGTTGAAAATGCGGATGCAATTATATGGATTGGTGGAGGAATTCCTGATTATTGGGGTCCGACTGATGCATATGCTCGGTATTGGAGTGGTGTTGAGGGAATGACAATACTTGGAACGTGGGCAATGATAAACAATCCTACAAAACGTATTAGTGGTATTTCTTGGGTTGCATCTGTTGAAGAATTGACTCTAATTAAAGATGTTGATATTCAAGGATTCTCTGGAATGGGAATTGGAGGTGGTATGTATGATGAATTTAATAATAGTGATTCGGGTGCAGTATATAAACAAGATGGTGGTATGGTAAACGGATTATCTATTCAAAATTTCTGGATAAAAGAATCTGGAAGAAGAGGATCAATTCCAATTTTCCTAAATAAAAACACTTTTTCCTGTAAAGTAAAAGAAGGAACTATTGATTGTACTACTGCAAGAAGTGTAACTGTTAGCAGCGTAAATTATCCATATGCTCGTACTTGGCCTTTAATCGGAATTATGTTATATGGTGGAGTAGGAACTACAGTGGAAAATATCCACTTAGAAGGAATGCGAATTGGAATATATGTTGGAACTAATAATAATGGATCAGAAATGGTTCGAATTAGTAATATTGATAGTACCCGTTTAATGGATGCAAAAATGAAAGATGCAGACCAATTTTTAAATGGTGATCCGCAATTTATGCCACAAACTGCTCCACCTTCCATAGCATATCAAATGCTTAACGAAACTTTTGGATATGTTAACCAATTTAAAGATGCCGCATTTGTACCAGCAACTTCTGGATTTCATCCTTATCAACTTCCGGGTGGAGTTCCGGGACCAGGTATTTGGCCTATACAAGTGCAGTATAGAGGATTAGGTTCATACTTATTCCGTTATAGTGCATTAATCGCATTAGGAACAACTTTTGAAGGCGAATCATTGTATGCTGCTATGAATTATCCTAATAATTATATGACTTGTTTGGATGTAAGAAATGTAGCAACTTATGCTCAATATGCAATAAGAGATTTACCTTATGGACAAGATATCGCAACAATTCCTAACAAAGGAAGATTCCCAACAGTTGGGTATTTCAGCATAGCATCTTATACTAGAGGAATAACATTTGGTCTTCCAGTAGGAAACTCTGCGGGAGGAGTATTTAATGAGTACCCAAATAGTACATGGAATAAGACTTGGACCGAAGGTGTTAAACCATTGAGTGCATGGGATAAAACATATTATCAATTAATTTACTAATTCTCATACAGTAAATAATTAAAATGACCGAACCAATTTCTGCTACTCTTGTATATGCATTAAGTTCAATTTATAAATCAGAAACTCTGAATTTTATAAATAGCGACCGAAGAGTATCTAGTGTAGAAACGACTGATTATTCGACTAGTCTTGATTTGTCATATCCAGAGTTTTCTAAATATGTAACATCTCTCTATTTTAAAGATAGTTATTTTACATTTTTAACAAGTGTAACACAATTATCATGTTATATGAATTCTCTTCAAGGATACGGAGGAGAGTATTATGGTTCCAAGTTTCAAGATTTTACAACCAAGTATAATTGGGTAATTAATAATTTCTCTCAAACATCTTCTGCATTTGATAATACACAATTTCTTGGAATAATTGACCGTGATTCTAATTTTAATTTAATTCCTTTAAAAACAAAAATTAGTATAAATGATGAACAATATTCTACAACTGAAAATTATAAAAAATATGAAAAGATTTATGATTTAAATGATTCAATATTTTTACAATTTAGAATTGATAAAATACCTGTAGAAATAATTCCCGACAAATATAACACAGTTTTCAATTCTTATAATATTCCTGATGTTAAAATCCAAAATAGTGAATTTATCAAAAATGGAGCATTTGGCGGAAATTGTCCATTAAATTCTGATGTTATCTTTTTCGATACTAGTGAATATGGAAAATATACTAATAACGGAACAGAAAATAAAAATGTTTTTAATAATGGAACGCTTTTATGTTTATGGTTATCATCACAAAACGTAAATCCAGATTCAGAAAAAATATGGATGGAAAGATGGTATGATCCAAATACTGTAACACAAGGAAATGCATTTATCTCACAAAAGAACAATTCTTCCAATTCTTTTACGTATGTTTTTGATGTTTCATCAAATAAAGTTCTTTCAGAAAAAGAAAAGTTTGTGTATTTAAGATATGGAAGTGAAAGAAACTATACATTCGTTAATTCTCTTTCTTCTAATCTACAATTATCTTTTAGTAGTTGGAATAAAAATTTCAAATCAGATGATGGAAAAATTATTGGATATGTTGTAGGCAATTATCCACTATCATCCAATTCATTAAAATTAGATGGAACAGTTCATGCACACGTTCCACCTGAAGATAATTTATTCATAGAAAGCAATTTAACGCTTGGTTTATGGGCATTCTCTAATAATTGGAATAAGAATGTGGATTCTCAATTTTTTGGAAATTATAATAATGAATCTGGTTATGGTTTGTTTTATAATACAGGAACTCCTAATAATTTAATATCCATTCCTACGAAATCTAATAATTTATTTGCATTAAATTATAAAGGATATAAAGTTTTTGAAAAAGATTTGAAAAATGATTTAAATCTTTCAGCTATAGATATAGATTACATTAAAACTGATTTATTTGGTAATCGTTGGATATACGATTCATTAAACTCTAATGTTTATAAAATAGAAAATGATGATTTGGTTATTACTACTATTGAATTACCTGCTACCGCAGACATTACTAAAATAGAATGTGATTCTAATAATTCAGTATTCTTATTTGATAATTATTCAAAAACATTATCTTCTTTTGATTCTAGTGGTAACTCATTATCAACAGTTTCTGTTTCCTCATATATTTCTAATTTTGATATTGACTTAAATGATAATGTGCTATTTGACTCTGCGGAATTCTTTACAGTTAATAGTAAAAATCAAATTGTCAAGTTTGTTGGACCAACATTATTCATAAACGGAGAACGAGTTTTACATTTTACTGACAAACCGACTACTGTAAAAATAGATAATTATGATAATATATGGGTTTTACAAAATAATCAAATAATTAAATTAGATAGTAATGGGAAAATATTATTCACTAAATCTCTTGATTTATCCTTTAATGATTTTAGTGCAGAAATGGGCTTTGTCAAAAAATATCAAAATAACTCTGAAACGCTGGAATTGTGGGTAATATTCAATGCTGGAAAATATATTATTGTATTGGATGAAAATGGTCGAGTAGTTAGACGAATTGATTTGGTTCCATTATTTGTGGGAGAACAATGTTCACAATTTCAATTGAATATAAAAGGTGATTTCTGCGGCTTTGATTGCCGAAGAAAATATGAAATTGTGGACGACAAAATTATTAGTCAGCAAAATCCCGCATTTTCTGTAAAATTAGGTTTGAAATGCGGAGATTCCAAAAAAATAATTCAACTGCACTCATCAACTAAATATGCTGACAAGTGGACACATTTAGCTTTTTCCACCGAGTATAAAAGAGATTCTACAATAATTAAATTATATGTAAATGGTCTTTTACAAAATTCTAAAACCTTAACAGGGAATTATAAAATAGATTATAGTTACAAATCTACTCCATTTATAATTGGAGGAATTAGCGGAAAATTAGGTGCAAAAAATTTAGAAAAATCAATTTTAGGAACAGGATTTTTTAACGGCGAAATTAGCGATATTAAATTATATAATAAAACATTAAACGATTTTGAAATGCTTAATTTGTCTTTAAATCATTATTATTCTAATTGGAAACCAATTAATCTTTATATTAAAACTCCTGAAATTACAATGATTGAAGAAATTGATTCATTTCATTTGAACCGATACAAAGGATTTAAATCCAACTACTTTAATATCAAAGTGAATAATTTTTCAAATGACGAAAACATTAGAACCGTTGTTAAAAATTACATTGAGGAAGAAATCGAAAAATTCATTCCGGCTAATACCATATTAAATTCGATAAAGTTTGAATAACGCACCCCACAGTATAAATAAAATTATGAATTCAACTGATCGTTTGATAAAATCTTTGCCTCATATCCGAAGTTTTTTCGGTGATGATGATGTACAAAAAAAGAATGATCGCTACGAAATATTCGACAATTCATCATTATCAAAAGAAAAAAGAGTTCAAAGATTATCGGTAACTAACAAATATGACTATGATTTAGAAAATGCTAACGGAGGGTCAAAAATCTCCAATATGTATTATCATCAGTTAATGTATAATTCATCATCAGATGATAAAAAAAGACGAATTGATGATTATCGTTCAATGTCAAATTTCAGCGAAGTCGAAAGAGCATTAACAGAAATATGCAATGAATTTTTCGAAGATGATGACAAAGGTCATTTCTTAAAATTAAGATTAAACGGGGATCATAATAGTGAAGTCAAAACTCTTATCGAAGAAGAATTTTATAAATTTATTGAAATATTTAAATTTGATGAAAAAGGATCAAGATTTATTCGTGATTGGTTGGTCGAAGGAGAATTATTTTTTGAAAACATTGTATCCATGCAAAAACCCGAATTAGGAATAATTGGAGTTACTAGAATTGCTGCCGAACGCTGTGATCCATTATATTATGATTTAGATAACGAATTAATTGATTGCTTTTTATTAAGAGCAAAATCTCCTGATATGTATCCGTTTCAATGGGGGAATTTTACTGCACAAAGTTCATATGGCTCCAATAATAAACATCAAATATTGTTTATGAACGAAAAGCAACTAACTTATGTTGCAAATAATCAATGGAGTGACGGCAAAAAATATAAACTACCCGTTTTATCATATGCACATCGTCCATATCGTCAATTGTCATTAATCGAAGATGCAACTGTTATATACATGCTTGTTCGTGCTCCTGAAAGATTAGTGTTTACAGTGGATGTAGGAAACATGCAACCAAGTAAAGCAGAACAATACATGAAACGTTTAATGAGTCAATTCTGGAGCAAAAAAACTATTGCACAAGATGGACGTATTGAAAATGTTTATGATCCACAAGGCATGTTGGAGAATTATTGGTTTCCTGTTCGTGAAGGTGGAAAGGCTAGTGATGTAAAAAGTGTTGGAGGAGGAAAAGCAAGTCCAGACAATTTAGAAATATTAAACTTTTTTGTACAAAAATTGTATCAAAGTTTAAAAGTTCCTCTTTCACGTTTAAATTCAGAAACCGCATTTTCAGATGGTGAAAGTATTACCCGTGAAGAATTATGTTTTGCAGAATATATTATTAACATGCAAAAATTATGGGCAGCAGCAATTAAAAAATCGTTTATTGTTCATTTGAAATTAAAAGGTAAAAAACTATTACAAACTGCGAAAAAGTTAAACATTGATTATGTAATAGATAAAAAACAACCAGCAAATAGTTTTCAAGTATCGCAAATTTATAAAGACAATTTCCATAATAAATGTTGGGATTATTATGACATGGTATGTGAAGAGATCAACGATAAAATTGAAGAAAATTTCCAAGAATTACAAAATAAGAAAAATCTTATTATGGAAGAATTGGAAAATTGCGAAAGAATAATTTCTGGAATAGAAACAGGATATATTTTTGAAACAGTTGATGTTCAGAAAAAAGTTTACCTAGAAAACTTCGAAAATTTATCAGAACAAATATCTATAATTGAAGAACAAGAAAACAACTTGAATGATGTTAAAAACGACATGACTTCATGGTGGGAACAATATGATTTACGGGAAGAAGATTTGCAAGTAAAATTTGTGGAACCTAGTCAGTTTTTTGCACTAAGAGAACAACAAATTTTCCAATTAAAATATGACAATTTTAATAACATGAGTCAAAACGATTTTGTTTCAAATACTCTTGCATTAAAGAAATATCTTGGATGGAGTGACAAAGAAATTTTAGCCAACCTTGATTTATTAAGAAAGGATGCTGCATTCCGTTGGGAACTTGCACAAATTGAACAAAATGGTCCAGACTTCCGTGAGAAAGCATTGGAGGAATTACAAGGCACTATGGAAACGGGCGCATTGGGCGCAGAAGGTGGGGGTGGAGGATTGGGTGGTATGGGAGGACCAAGTTTACCAACCCCTAGCGCAGGGGGCGCTGGAGGCGCAGATGGAGGTGGTCCAGATTTAGGATCTCCAGATACAAACTTGCCTGCATTTGGACCTCCTGCACCGGGAACAACTGGTGATGCACCACAAGGTGGGGGCGAACCTGCTCCCGATCAAACATAAGAATAAATAATCTTATGCAAGATATAATTGAAGAAGGCAAACAGGAAAGTTCTGCTTTACTAAATAAAACTTTTGGAAATAATGAGATAGTAAAAACTGAAATATGGAAAATTGACCAAACTCCTTCAAAAGGAGATATTCCGTTTATAATTCGTTTTTTAAAAGAAGAGAATTCGGATTTAGATAATATCAAATCTTATTTTAGAAAGTATTATTTATTCAAAAATAGAAATTTAAAAGTTCAATCTCCGTTACAATTCCAAAATTTTTTATCGTGGTCTGAACATTTGGATCATATCGAAACGCTAAACACATTAAAAAAGTCATCTAAAGTTAGCGAAATACAATTTAGTGAACATGATGAGAATAAAATAGCAGAAGACGAAAATGTAATTATTTATAAATCAGAAAGCCAAAAGAATTGTGTAAAATATGGACATGGGTATTCCTTTTGTATTTCTCGTCCTTCTGGTGGTAATATGTATAATTCATATCGACTATCTAAACATTCCTCATTTTATTTTATATTCTTTAAAAAAATTCCCAAAAAAGATGTTCATCATATAATGGTGTTAGATAAAACTCAGCAAGGTTTTGAATGGACCTTTGCCGATAATCATACAAAATCTACAACATGGAATGATATAGTTAGCCAATTTCCGGTTTTACAAAAATATGAAAATTTATTCATCAATAATCCGCTTTCAGAAACTGAAAAAGATATAATCAGAGCAGTCGAAAGATTCCGTCAGGATCAATCTTTGGAGAAATTCCAAACCTTTCCGGAAGATTACAAACAGCAAATTCTAAAATCAGGAATTACTTTAATAGATGATATTTATGTGTATTTAGAAAGTAATAAATTATGGAACTTGATAAATGAATATGTTAGTGTTGGACCAAACCTAACGCCTCTCCAAGTAGATTCGATCAGAAATAAAGGAGGAAGTATATTAACGAATTATTTAAAAAATAGAGAACAAAGTATTCTTGACTTGATGAGGGAACATCAATATCAGTTTAATATCCTAGATAAGAACAATACTACTATTCAAAAAATACATAAACAGAGTTATGAAAGAGCATATAAATTAATAGCAGATGCAATAGAAGACGAGCATAAAGTTATACAATTAACTGGATGTAAATATTTATTCGAACTACCCGATAATATTCCAGATACCGTTAATTATTTCGATTGTAGCTCATGCAATTTACTAACTTTGAAAAACTGTCCAAAGTATATACACGGGGGTGATTTGGGAAGTTTTAATTGTAGCAGTAATAATTTGAAAAATCTGAATAATGGTCCAGAAGAAGTCCATGGTAGTTATATATGTAGGAATATGAATCTACCTTCTTTAGAAGGTATTGCAAAAATTATAGGAGATACATTAGATTGTTCCGATAACAGTTTAACTTCTTTAGTTGGATGTCCAAAATATTTAAACGAATTATATTGTCGTTCAAATCTTCTAACTAATTTAAAAGGTTCTGCAATATCTATAAATGGAGATTTTAATTGTAGCGATAATAAACTCACTTCTCTAGAAGGAATATCCGAGACAATCGGCGGGAAAATACTGCTTAGGGGCAATCCCATAATATTCACGAAGAGAGATATAAATACTGCAATGGAAGAAAGTAGAAAACGTAATATATTAAAATCCGAAAGTTTTCATTATTATTTTTATAATAAAGAGACTTTTGCAACTTTATTAGAACAACATAAAATAAAAAATAACTTGCATAAAATCCCAGAGATTGTATAATACCTCTGCAAGAGGTTAATAACCTAATAAATTATATTTAAAATTATAATATTTCATAAAAGAATAATTTTCTTTTTTAATAGAAATATTATTATAAAATTTGTCAATTGTATGTTCTATTGCTTCTGACACTCTTTGGGTATAATATAAATTTAACCATTCTTTTTGTGAATTATCATTAATAGGAATTAATTGTATATCTATTTCTAATAAGGGTTTATATCTATTATATCCTCGGTCAACGTTTTGTTTAACTTTTACATCTAATTTGTTGATAAATTCTTCTAGTTCACTGGAAGATAAGCGATCTATAATACTTGCATTGGTTTCTGGATTGTGTAAAAATGTGCTATTTTCATATTCAAAAGTTTTTTTCAACGTATTCTTGATTGAATTTTGTAACTCTGATAATGACTCTTCACTAATTACCGGTGTGCTACCAAGCCATTCATCTTTTTTGAATAAATGTATTGAAGCAATTAAATTTTCCGCGAACGTCCAACTTAAATCATAATAATGATCTCTAGGTTGTTGTTTAGAAATTTCTGATTTAAAATTATTAAAACTTTGTAAGAATAATAATGTATTTTTGGGAATTTTTGGAGTGTCCTCATCCTCATCTTCTTCATCATCAGTTTCATTAGAAAAGAAAAAGTTTTCAAAAACGTCATCTACTAATTTTTTTATTTCATCATTAAAATCTTTTGCTTCTGTTGCAACGGCACGAACCCAATCAATATAATTAGTATAAGATCCTCCATTAGAATCATAGCCGTTATCAGTTTCTCCATCATATGATGGACTATTATCCGAGCCACTAAAACTTGCCCCATAGTCATTCACTTCAAAATTATAAAATTTATCGTCTACTTTTTCACTTATAATTTTTCCTAAATCAGTTTCCCAAAAATCTTCGTCTGTTTCCAAATATGGAAAATTCAAAAATCCATTTATAAATGCACTGATATATTCATCTGAATGATCTATGTGTACTCCGCTATATAGAATCTTGTTATTAACATCATTTATAATTTCATCTCCTCGTTTAATATCTGCATCTGAGATGCCCCCTTTTGACGGATAATAATTATATTTGTCTTCAAACCATTCTTTTAAACCGTCGCTAATATCTTCTTCTACGTCTAAAGACCCTTCTCCATATGATTGTTTTTTTACTTTTGTAATATTTAATTCTCCAAGCAGTGTTAATATTTTTTCATGATATTTTTCAAGAGGGGTTGTGTTTGCTCTTCCGTATATTTGTGAACACATTTCATCGTCTTTATTCAACGATGCAGTAATATATGGTCTTCCTTGTCGATCTCTTAAAGAATATAATTTTTCTCCTTCACTTGCATTTCCGCAATGTCCCATAACATCTGCTTCATCACGGCAGTAACTCCTATTAAGATTTAACCAATAAAATCCATCTGGAAATTTGAAGATTACTTTTTCATGAGATTTTATTTCTAATGTTTTTGTATTATCTGCTTTTTTTGCTTGTTCTTCGTGATACTCGTCAGATTTTTGTTTAGCTTCGCTCCAAGAAAGATTAGCTATATTTGATTTATCAGTTCTTTCCGGATCATTTGCCCAATCCATAATATATGCTAACTCATTTAATAAATCATTTGCATTTGCTAATGTTAGGGTATTAGGCTTAACCGGAAGTTTAGGTTTAACTGGATTCTCAAATAAATTTTCAATAACATTTTTAATAGCATTTAATCTTAACAAATAACTTTGATATTTTATATAATGATCATTAAGATATTGATTATCGTCAAAAAATGCGACATTTGCGACAAATCCTGAAAATTTGTTACTAACATCATGTGCCCAATCAGCTAATTCTTGGGGTAATCCTCTTTTAATTAATTGTGGACGTAAATCTTTTTCTAGTAAAATTTGAAAGTTGCTCATTCTTTTATTTAATTACTTATTCCAATAAATAAAGATATGAACTCTACGGCACCAGAAGGTTTTGGCAGCACTCACTTAAATCCACGAATAACAACATATGCGGACTTAGTTTATAGAACTAAATCCTTACTCGGTTGGCCTAGTGCTCCTGTAGAAATTACTGACGAGCAATGGGCACATATTATTGACAAAGCAGTAGAAGATTTTACAGAATTTGAAGGAAATCGTGAAGAAGAATATTTAGTTTTCTGCTCTAATTCTTATAAAAGAAGTTGCGGAGTTAAACTTGATGATTTAATAAATGTTGGTTGTAATCCACAACATTGTTATACAACAACAAGCATTGAAACTGTTACATCTAGTCGCTTAGAATGTCAAACGATTGAAACTGCAAGTGCATACTTATCAGTTTCTCCTTTTGTTTATCCTTCATCATATGATTATTCTAATCCAAATAATTTAGAATTTTCTGGAGTTAGTGGCCAAAATTTCTATCTAACATTTGACTCGGAAAATCCATGGAATGCAATGGAAGTTTGTGCAGCAAATTGTATTACAATTAATCCGATCAATAGTGAATATTATAAACTATCTTCAAACCCAAATTTATCAGGGGTTACTTTTGATTTCTCCACAAACCCGATTTTAATAAATGTATTATCTAGTGTTTCATATGACGTAGAAACTTATGGATTTTCTAATGTTCCGTTGTCTGCATTAGAAAATAGCATCTCAGCAATTCCAATTAGTTATTTTCCATTATCTGCATTTTATCCAGAAAATTCTTTTACAGTTCCAGCAGTGTCTGCATGTATTAATATTGGTGCTGGAAGAGGAATAGTTTTTCCTAATTGTAATACAAATTTAATTAGTTCTTGCGTACCACTTTCTGCACAATATGGATTATCTCCTTTAGAAACATCAGAATTATCAGTTTCATCAAGAGACGTTTCTCAACAAACGCATTTAAAATTATTTGGTGTTCCGTCTTGTACAACTGATGGATCAATTCCGTTGAATAGTAATGATGGAATTGTTGGAACCTTTACCTTATGCAATAGTGCATTTTCAACAAATGGACCACTATTCTTAAAGAAAGTACAATTTTTCAAAGATTATAAACCTCCGGTAGAAATCTTATATTCTCAGAATTGTGAATGGGAAAACAATGGATTTACTTTTTCGCTTTATAACCCTTCTTTAGGGAATTGTGTACGAACAACGCCTGCACCTGTTCCTGTAAATGTAACATTCCAAAAATGTTCTACAATTACAGAAGTTGGAACAGTTACCACAATTTTAAGTAGTAACGTTGATCCATTTATTAATCGCAAAAGAAAAGTTCTTGGTGTTTTCAATGCAGACACTTCTAGCCAAGGAGGTTATTTTGGTGGAGGTGGCGATTTATTATTTAATTTTGATTATGCATTAATGGCAAATACTTTTGGTTATGATTTAATGGGCAATAGAAACATGCTTGGAAAACAAGGTTATGATTTATTAACATATCACATGGCACGTTCTTTTGTAGAACATTCCAAAAAGATTTTGAGATATGTTTCATATCAATTTAATCCAAAAACACAACTTTTGAAATTAATGCCTGAACCTGCAAACAGTACAACATTTGATTCAAGTTCATGCTGTTCAGGAGGTCAAACAATTAATCCAAGATCAATGCAATGTTATATTGTTGGAGTTTATTTGGAACCACCTGTTGAACAAATATTAAGTTCGTATTGGATAAGAGAATATGTATTAGCCTTGGCTATGACAACTCTTGGTCGTATTCGTAATACTTTTGGTGGAGTAACATTATATGGTGGAGCAACTTTACAAGGTGCTGATTTGGTAGCAAAAGGTGAAGAAAAGCAAAAAGAATTGCTTGCAGAATTAAGAGATCAGTATCGTCATGGGAATTCTCCGCCCGGATTCTATGTCGGCTGAATGGTTATAATGCACTTGCAATGTTTTTCGTAGGAATCTAAATAATCGTATGACACAATTTAAAATTCCTCCCAGAAATAGAACATTGAAAGAAGAACATATAATTCCTATAATTGAAATGTATAATAAAGGGAAATCTTTACCTGAAATAGCAAAATATTTGAACTTAAATAAATACCAACCTATTTCCAAATTTCTCGAATATAACAATATAAGATTGATAGATAATAGAACAGAGTATTTTAATAAGAGACGTAAAACGGATAAATTAGATACAAATTTAATTCTATCACTAATAGATGAAAACAAAACCAGAAAGGAGATTGCGGAAATTTGCAAGACATCTATACATGTAATTAAAAGATTCTTAAAAAGACATAATATTCGTATAGCAAAATATGAAATTAAAAAATATAAGGAAGAGTTAATTGATCATAAAGATGATATAATTGAAATATACGAAAAATGTCGAAGATTAGAAATAGTTGCCGAAAAATTTAATTGTAGTCCAGACGCATTGAGAAATTTTTTCCGTTCGATTGAGTATAATTATAAAACTAATAATTATATTGATTTAAATGATCATTTAGAAATGATTACAAAATATTACTATATAGATAGTAAAAATTTGACAGAAATAAGTAAAATATTTAACTGTTCTAGTATTAAAATCAGAGAATTTTTATTAAAATTGGGGTATAATTTACGTACAAAAAGGGAAGTCTTGATAGAACGTAATAAGAGTGAAGAATTTCAGAGAAAAATTATAAGTAGCTCGGGTAAAAATAAAGATTATACCCTACCATCAGGTACTATAATAAAATTACGTGGTTATGAACCTAATTTTTTAGATTTTATTTTTAATAATAAATTATTAGATGAAACTGACATAATATATAAACCAGAAAGAATAATATATAATTATAATAACAAAGAACATTATTATTATCCTGATTTTTTTATTCCTAAATTAAATCTTATTGTCGAAACAAAATCTTCTTGGATTTTACAAAAACAAGGTGAAGACAAGACTATTCAAAAAGAAAAAGCAGTCATAACCAAAGGATATAATTTTTTACTAATCATGGATAATAATTTTGATAAACTGAGGGATTATATCCAAGCTGAACCAATTCTATAAATATTCTTATGACTAAAAAATTTAATAAATTCTTCGATTCAATAATCAGCAGTTTTAGAAATTCTCGACTTTTGTCAGAAGAATTTGATCCTGAAATGGGGAAAAATGTGACATTTTCTACTGATGAATTAATTGAATATGTCAATAGAATTATAAGACGAAAAAATGCAGGTCCAAAGGGATTGAAAGGCGACAATAAAAAGAAAACTGATTATGTGAAATTTCCACACTTACATTCTTCTATCATGAAAAGAGTAGTGATACAAACCACTGATGGGGTACAAGTAGATTTGAATAAATTCAGAGAGATTGTAACCAAAAGACCTGAAAAATTATTAAAACAGAATGAAAAAATGAAAAAGAGTAGCACAGATGATACTATATTTTTCAATACTTCGTTACCTGCATTAAGAGGCTTAGTGGTTGATGAAGGTACGGGCGAATTTAAAATAGTAAATACTTGTCCTTCTGCGGCAGAGTGTCTTTTAAAGTGCTATGCTAAACATGGTTCATACATACTGTTTCCAGAGGTATCAATGAGTTATAATAGAATATTAAATTTTCTTTTTAATAATTCAAAAGGTTATGAAGAGAAATTGATAGGTGAAATTAAACAAGTGGTGAAAAATTTAGGAAATAATAAAAAAGCTCAAATTCGATGGAATGATTCTGGCGATTTACTTTCAAAAAAATATTTTGATATTGTTATGAGAATTGTAAATGCAACTCCAGAAGCAGAACATTATATCTACACCAAAGAAGTTGCTATGATAAAAGCCTTTTCCAATCCTCCAAATAATGTTATATTCAATTTTTCTTTTGGCGGAAGAAAAGAACAAGAAAAATTAATAGATAGAGAAAAAGACAAATATTCCCAAATAGTTGATACAGAAAATGCGACAAAAGAACCTCTACTTAACGAAATAATTAAAAATAAATATATAGCTAGAAAAGATGAGAAATGGGTTTATAATAATATCGGTGCTACGAAAAAAATCATATCAACAAGATTTAATCTTAATGTAAAAAAATTACTAACTGTTGATGAATTAATAAAAACTCCTAAAGGGAAAAATGGAGAATATAATGTAATTGTTCTACCTGGCGAATCAGATTTTCCTGCAAGTAGAAGAGATGTCAGGGGAACATTTTTGATGATTCATTAATTAAAAATATGACAGAAAAATTTGATAAATTTATTTATAGGTTTTTATACGAGTCTTCAAATGACGAATATCTTGTTCTTGCAAGAGAACCAGAACAAAATCATAAAAAATTACAAGAAATTGTAAATGATGCAGCAAAATTAAAAGGTTACACTATTGGTCCAGTATATCATGGAACAACTACAGAGAAATTTACTATTTTTGATCCTGATGTCTATCTTAGTGACAAAGATCAGTTATCTGGACCGGGTATAAATACCACCGACTCTATAGAGGAAGCGAAATTATATGGTTCGAGAATTATATCAGCATTTTTAAATATACAAAATCCTTTAATAATGTATAGAAATATTTATGAAAAAATGTCATCTTCCGAAATGGACGAAATAAATCAATCAAAAGAGTTAGATGTTGATTTAGTGATAAGAAGAATAATTAATGGTTATATCGAAGAGCATTCAATAACGCATCTTCAAATAAAAACCGAAAAAAGAAGTGATGTTGCTTTTATAAATAAATCAGTTGCAAAAAACCATAACATAGAAATAGGGAGAATTGATAAAAATATGGCAAGACAAATCGTAAATGCATTTTTATCAGAAACGGATGGAATCACTATACTTTCAGCAAAATTTGATGTAAAACGCGAATTAGTTAGCAGTTTTAGAGCGTCACAGCTTACTATAATAAAAATACTTAAAAGAAAAGGATACGATGGAGTACAATATAAAGTACATGAACAAGATAAATGGCATACAGGTTTTAATTCAATACATAGAACTGTCTTCGATTCTTCTCAAATAAAATCTGCTGATATTGTAACATATGATGATAATGGAGATATAATCCCTTTGTCTCGGAGATTTGATTCGTCAGAAAAAGATATGAGATATTAAATAATGTTATGACAAATTTATTTGATCAATATGTAGAAAGTATATTAGAATCAACAAGTTTTCTTGACTTGCCCGATTCTCCACCTTATGGTTTCTGGATTTCTCCGGGAGGTGATTTTTTTGTCGTGGGTCGGGAAAGACATGAACAGGTAGCAAAAGAAATAATTAAACAAAATCCTACATTAAAAGATGCATATAAACTTGAAAAACATAAATCATTTTATCATATATACTATTTTTTAACAAAGAGAAAATATATAAGAGTTGTAGAATCACCTTTTAATTCTAACAAAAAATATTATGCAGATTTGTTTGCATATGATCCCGACAATGACAAAAATATTTCATTTGCACCAACCCACTCTTCATTAAAAACACTGAAAGATATCTCTAAATTTTATGGAGCAGAGTTAATTTTATTAAATGACTAATATGACAAATTTATTTGACCAATACGTAGAAAGTATATTAGAATCGACAAGTTTTCTTGATTTACCAGATACTGCACCTTATGGTTTTTGGATTTCTCCAGAAGGAGAATTTTTCACGGTTGCACCACAAAGACACGGAATAGTTGCTAAAGAAATAATATCTTCTTCTCCAAGATTAATAGAAAAATTGGGAGTTCCTGATTTTAAATGTGATGCTATGGATAAATTAACTTCTGAAAAGTATATAAGAGTGGCAAAAATGTCTTCTAAAGAATATACAGCAGATGTGTTTTATTATGCAAACGATGGCAAAAGCACCCCAATTCCATTCGAACCCACAAATAGTGCAAAAAGAACATTAAATGATATTGCAGAATTTTATAATATGCGTATAACTTACATGAAACGATAAATAAAAGTATGACAAGAGATTTTGATAATTTTGTAAATGAGGTAATTACAGAAAGATATAAAAGATGTAAAGGACCAACTCTTCCTGAATTATCAGATAATCCAAGATATGTTTTTAGTCGTTGTGCGCCGAATCCTTATACATCAGGATATAAAAGAGTTTATTACTTAAAAAGAGGTGAACCTCTTACAATGAAAAAATGTAAAACAAATCCAACATTTGGAACGGCTAAATATGAGGAATGTCGTTTGGCAAAATTGGCATATTTGAATAAAATAAAAAAATTAAGAAAGAAAAAGAAATGACTAGAAATTTTGATCAAGTTTGTTTGATATTTTTAACTGAATCCTCTCATAACAATTGGAATCCTGAGCGATTTCATCGTGTAGTTCCAAGAGATTTATTCAATGAAGCAAAAATACTTGCAATGGTTGGTAAATTTGCCCAAGACGTTAATCAAGGTAAAATGCCGAGAGGATTCATCGGCAAACTAAATAAAAAATGGACAGTTGCGTTATCCGAAGATGGTTCGCTTTATATTTCGGGATTTAATTTAACATATAAAGGCAAAAGAGCCGATTTGACAATGAATTACAATGCAGGAAAAATGTATCGGTTTCCTTTACAAATAACCGTAGAAAGTATGAATTTATGGAATGTCAGCGTTTATGAGGAAAATGGAGAACTTGATTCTGATATGAATCAATTTGAAGAAGCGGCTTATCCTGGTAGAATTGACGTGCCCGATTGGTCATCAATTATCGAAGAGTTGAAAAGACTCGGTAGAATTGCTTTGAATGACACTTCAAATCTTGCTCCTAAAGATCCAACAAGAGGATTTGCGAATAATTTTGTTAATGGCAAAATTCGTAATATAATAAATAAGTAAATGAATTTCTTAAATTATTACAAATTATTCACAGAAGGTTTGTCAAGATCAATAATTGTCGTAGATGTGCAACCTGCTTATAGCGGGATATATGACGGAGATGAAAATCCTATTTTTGAAAAAATTATAAATTTTTGCCAACGAAGTTCTGGTAAAATATTAATGTTTGTAAACGCAGAAGAAGACCAACTTACTACTGATACCATAGAAGACATCAAAATATATTGGGAAGACTCCGGTTTTGATGATTGGAATAGAGTAGAAATCGTGGATAAAGGTTATGGTTTTTTAAGAGGTTGGATGGACAATCAAGTATCCGACAGAAGCATTATAAAAGCATTAAGAGAAATGTATAGATTGAGAATTTCGGACTCACGCGAAATAGTAGATTCATTTGATGAAGTAGAATCACAAGAGAAATGGAAGGAGACATTAAATGATCCGAATATACCATCACACGACCCATTATATGTTTTTCCTAAATCTATTAGAAAATTAAAAGAATATCAAAATTCGCTTTTAGTCGGCGGAGGACGAAATGAATGCCTAAGAGAAGTGGAACTTATCATGAACGCTTTTAATATAAAGTATAAAAGAGTGGACGATTTGATTTATGGATAAATAGTTTTATGACAAATCATTTTGATAATTTCGTAGATCAGATATTAGAAGCATGTTGGAAAAATTACCAACAAGTAGGAATGAAAAATAAGAATGGTAAAAAAGTTCCCAACTGTGTTCCTAAAAAGAAAGGTGTAAAAGCTCCGAAAAAAGTCGTCGAAGAAAAGAAATCTCCTGCATGGCAAAGAAAAGAAGGTAAAAATCCTTCAGGTGGTTTAAATGAGAAAGGAGTTGCATCATATCGAAGAGAAAATCCCGGCAGTAAACTAAAAACAGCAGTTACTACAAAACCTTCTAAATTGAAAAAAGGAAGTAAAGATGCAAAACGTAGAAAATCATTTTGCTCAAGAATGAGCGGTATGAAAAAGAAACTTACGTCTGCAAAAACTGCAAGAGATCCAAATAGTAGAATTAATAAAAGTTTAAGAAAATGGAATTGTTAAACAATTCGTGTAACAGTTCCATAATATCCTAGAATGTTATATTTTTCATGAGAAACAGATTTGTGAGGAAAAACTTGACATTTTACAAAAGTTAAGTTTCCGTTTTTTTGATTTTTGATATCAAATTCTGATTCAAACGGAATATCTTCCCGAATACTTTCATTCCATAATTCTACAACTCGTTTGCGATGTTCTTCTTCAACACAAACAAGCCAACCTTTACCATTTAGATTTTCAAAGTCTAGTCCAGTTAAATCCATAAATGCTTTGTTACACCATATTAGATTTCCTATACGATCAAATTCTAGCATACTCGCAGTCATTAAACTAGATGCAATCAATTTTGAACGTAATTCCGCTAAACGAGTATTATCATCAATTCGGAGAATACGATCCATTATAGACTTTCCACTATTGGCAGAGAATTCTTTACTCAACGAATTTATTACCGGAAGAACTCTATCATTAACGGTTTCTAAATTTTCATTTAATTTAGTTTCTAATGTATTTATTTTCTCTACAATTCCTTTTAATGGCTTTATAACCATCTTCCATCCTCCATATAAGAATCCTCCTATAGTAACCGCAGCTACTATAAAATCTAAAAATTTAGCAATTGTGTCAAAATCGAAAAATGCGAAAACCATATAACTATTTATTAATTAATAGGTGATTATATGTTTTCAAAAGGATCAGATAAATCAGCTATTACATTTTCATAAACCTTTGATATTGAACTCAATGCATCACTACAAATCGACACTTTTCCGTCCGGAGATTTTATATAAATTTTACCGTAAGAACTTGGTGCAGGATAGTTTGACGATAAGTTTTCTACGGTTACGAAATACTGATTTCCGTATATATCAGTTTGCCAGTTCCATACATTAGATGTTAATGATAGTTGATTTGTGTACCAGTTATTTGAACAACTTACAAAAAGTTGATTTCTGTAATTTTTATATAAATCACTTTCTTTCCATTCTCCAGTTTCTGTACTCCAAGGAGAAAAACTTAATGGTGTATTATATAAACCATAAAATTCTCTTTTAGTTTTTTCATGAGTATTTGTATAAGGAATAAATGTTTGTTTATTTTCGGTTAATGGTGTTCCTTGACGTTGACCAAGAGAAAAATCAGTTATATATTTTGAATAACTTCCGTTTTTACCGAATGGAGCATCAAAATAATTATCTACTCTATAAACGTCAGTACCAGAAGTATTCGGAGAGAAAAGTGTTCTTTTATCAAAAGTTTCAAATCTATTCATTCCTATTCTTTTTGGATTATAGAAATTCAATTCTTCATCAGTTTGGAGATATTCTATTTTTTCTTCCACTACAAAATTAGACCCTTTTTGATTTAATAAATCTCTCCACGGATTTTCTGGATATTGATTGTTGGAAAAAGATACTGGAACGAATTTGGATTTATCTCCATATGTTATATCTAATGCAGTTAATATTGCAGTATATGAATTTCTTGCATAATAGTTTACAAAAACGGGAATGCCGCTCAACTCTACGTTTAGAATTATATCTGAATTATAATTAGTTGCGGAAACACCTGTTTTAGAAGGAGAACAATAATGATAACAACCACACTTTTCTTTTCCAGAACAATCGGAATAACAAAATGTTTTTTGAACATAACAATTAGATATTTCTGAATTCAAATAATTTAATAATTCACTGCTAACACAAGAATCAAAAGATATTTTATTCCATTTACGAACTGGAGAAACTACATCAAATGTTAAATCCTGACTCCATATAAAACAATCATGAGCACAATTTCCAAATTTATATTGTATTACAGTTTTATCTCCTAACACTATATCAGATGGAGGAGGTTGTGTAATTTGAAGATAATCATATTTTATAGAAAATTGATTGCTATCAATAGATTTATAAAATGATTTGCCTTCACTTTCTCCATAAGAAGCATTTCCCCAATAATTGTTTTCTGCACTAATTGGGATTTTAATTAAAAAGTTGACAGAATCATTTTTATTTGTATATGTAACAAATGAAATATTATTATCATTTGTTTTTAATTTTACATATTCTCCACTTGTTGTTGTAATTTCTGTTCCTTTATAAAGTAATCTTTTCTTCGTTTCATTAACTGTTGAACGATGACGATAATTTAAGAAATCACCAAATTCCAAAATCATATCAGAAACAACTCCTGAGTCTATCCAATTATTATTCTCGTCCTGAATTGCTTTATACCAAGTTGGATAATAAGAAATTTTTTCACAATTTTCATCTGAAATAGTTCCTTTTTCATAAGGTTGATTAATTATAAAGAATGGAGAATCGAAATTGCAATTATTTGCATCTGAACGATAATAAATGTATGATTGACCTTTTTCAAGAACGAAATCATTTCCTTCCTGATTTTTCCAAACACCGCTGCCCCAGCCCAAATCTTTTTCAATTAAATTAGGATAAAATTTTGCACTATCAATGCTATTAATATAATCTTTTCCATCAGTTCCAATCCAAGTTTTTTTATTGAATAATTTTGGATAAACAACATCTTTTACAATAAAATCCGGAAGAATTTTATATTGATTTAATTTTGCGGAAGAATGACCAAAAGGAGAATAATAAATTGCTTGGCAAGAACATTTTTTCCATTTTTCAAATAAATCTTTATTTTTTGAATTTTGAATGTTTTGATTTTCAAAAGAAATTGAATGATCTAGATATTTATATGGACAAGAACGGTCATGATCAAATCCTAAAAATCCACGAACTTTATTGATACTAGTTGTTTCACCATTCCAAACAAATCTAACAGTTTCTCCCGGAGAACATTTGAATGCAGCACTGGATTGGGCACCGCCACTAACATATGACCAATTTGTATAAAATGTTGTATATTCCGGTTCACATCCACAATTTTCTTGATTTGAAGGAGAGAATAATTTTAACGGAACTGCTTTGAGCCATGCAACTTCAATTTCTGGTCCACAAATTGTATTATTTTTAATAATCCAATCAGCATCTTCGATATTTTCCGCAGCTACTGCACCAGAAAAACATTTCTCTACATCCAAAGAAGATAATGCTACGTCTGATCCATTTAAGTAATTAAAGAATAAATCTGAATCATTTTCATATCGTTGAATTGGGAAATATATTTTGTTATCTCCTACAGTTATTGGGATTTGTGTTTGTTTAAAATTATACAACCATGCAACTTTAGATACATTTGAATAAATTGCATTTGATTGCATTTCAGGAACTAAAAAGATTTTATCCGCATTATCAAAATTATTACTTGCATATCCGTATTTTCCTAAACTACTTTCTTGCAAGTATAATGGTTGAACAACTGAAATACTACTAAATGAAGTCCAGTACAATTTATTAACATTTTGTTGAGAGAATGTGAAATCCTCTTCGGTAGGAAAGAATTTCCGGCTTTTTAGAATTGTGTCATTTATTCCCGGACCACTCCAGCTTCCTCCTATTGCAGAAGTTCCATAATCAGAAAATGGAAACTTGAACATTTTACCATCGTTCATTGTAGCAGACATAACGTCTTTTACAACTACGGTATTTGTATCTTGTAACCATGCACCTTGCATCAAGTTATTTCCTGCATTTATAAAAATTAAATCAGAAACATCAGCAGCACTACCACCTGTTGCACCCGTCCAATTTAAATCATTAATTGGAGTGTTTTTATAAATTCCTTCTGGCAAATCAAAAACTGTTGATCCGCTAAACCAGTAAAAAAAGTTGTTTCCAGTTTCTAAAGGAATAGAAATTTCTTTATAATCTTCTACATAATATCCTCCTGATACATATGATATTCTTGTTGAAAGATATTTGCTATATGCTTTTTGCAATAGTTGGTCAACAGTTTCATTGCTTGGTTCGCAAATATAAAGAGATTCAATTGGATCAGATTTAGCGGATAATGGCGTTGAAAATAAATTAAAGCATAAATCGTTGAATATACATGAAAAAGGATTAATTGAATCATTGTCTGCATAATAATCATGTGTATCATATAATTCTTCAATTTCTATTGAAAAGTCATCTGAAATAGAAGAAAAAGAAGGAGAAATTGATACAAAAGGATTTTCACTAACAAAGTTAGTTTGTTCAGTTTTCGTGAATTTTGAAATGATGTTATTTGATATAATCTTTTTCAATCCTTCAAATGAACCAACAAGATTATACTCCAATTTTTTATTTTTCAATTCTTCTCTTTTCTTTACATAAAACAATGCAATATCTTTTAATTTTTTTGCATATGCAGGAATAATTAATGATAAATCCGTTTCTGATTCTAAATCTGCACTAGAATATCTTTGGAATTCTTCATCATCCTTGAATATTACTTGCAACTTTTTTATAAGATTGATATAGTCCTGTTTTATTTTATCTCTTGCTTCCTCATTTCTCTTTTCAGTATTTTTATAAAAATCTCTTACATAATTATTATATTGAATTTCTGCATCAGAAAATGAAATTCCTATATTCCGAGAATTCCACTCCGAGAATGATAACGGTGCATCAGAAACTTCACTTGTTAAACTTTTTGGTTTAGAAATGTTATTCAATATAATTGAAGGCATAACATTATTTATACAACCACTATTCTTTCGACAAATGCCTTATTATTTAAAAATGGAAATTGGAAATCTTTGATTGGAATTATACTGGATGCTTGTGCGACGGTTTGACTAAAATAAACAGGATTCCAATATATAAATCGTAATCCACGAACATAATTTCCGGTAACTTTGTTTCTTGTATAAATCTGGTCAATTCCATCAATATTCAACAAATCAACATTTAGCTGTTGAATGTTGATACTACTTCCAAGAAATAAATTAGAAACATCGAAATAACTAGAAATCATGTTTTGTACATCCTCTTTTAAACTTGTTTCGTTTCTTCTATTATTTGCCTTTTTTCTAATATAAATCTGAGCGTTCTTGATATCATCATTTGTGATAGTTGCATTTACTTGCAATCCTAAATCACAAGAAATATAAACGGGATCAGAAACTATGGTTTCGCTTGTTAATACTTGTTCTTCACGAATAGTGTCCAATATTAATTGTTTTTGAGCAGGAGTTAAATATGATAAACTATTTTTAATAGTTTTAGGAACGACAAAAAGATAAACATTGTTAAAGTTGCATGAATCTGCATAATTTATTTGATTAAAAAGTGCCCGACTTTCAAATTGTGGTTTGGTTAAACCATTATCATAAAAATATTTTATGTATGAATCAAGATATTCTTTATTATTCTTTACAGTTACGTCTTGGATAATATTTGAAAAATTACTCTTTATAAAAGTGGCATAAGATTTTGCTGTAGTTACATTAAACTGTGAACGAAAAGTCCCCGGAGCATTCTTTTTAATAGATGCTATATTTTCTGGTGCTGCATAATAAGTGCTTGGAAATTTGTTATCAAGATATAAGTTCAACATTTGTTGACTAGTTAAATAACTAACATTTTCATCACTAAGAATACTGGTTAAATTAAATGAATTTGAAGGAGTTAGTTTTCTATTAAGTAAACTCCCCACCCCGATTTCGCCACTGCTTCCATTAGAAGACAAATAATAGACCAACACTTTATCAGCATTAGTTAGTTTTTTACCATTGATATCATCACCAAATTTAATTTCATAAATTTTATTTTCATTAAATCTTAATTCGTAAACTTTATCAGCATGATTATTAATATATAATGATTGGGTTTTAGTCCATTTTTCCCAAACGTTATTTGTTTGAATATACACATCAATTGCAAAATTATCCACAATTACGGAATCATCCACACTAATATATAAGATTTCATTAGATGTTCCTGTTGCACTATAAATCGGTAATTCTACAAAAGAACCTTGATATAAAACCGCAGAACTATCAATTCCAGATATTTCCTCAGTTGTGGAATTTAAGGATTTTGTAAAAGTCAAATCTTTCCATAAACTATAAACTAATCCACCAATATTCACCGCAGAATATCTCGGAATTGTATAAAAACCTGCATTTAAATTACTTGCAGATAATGAGAAACAAACACTTGCAGTTTGATGCCCAACTGGTTTATAATCAAGTTCTTTAACTATACGATTCATATTTTCATAAACATTAGTTTCTGAAAACTGACCGTTAACGCTATTTTGATTTAAATAATACATTAATAACGAAAAACTCATTGCAATGCTATCGTTTAATGCAGCTAAGTTAGATCCTTCATAATTCTGGTCGGTAAAAATACCAGTCTGATTAAGACGATCTTTAATTTTTTGTTTTATACTTAACCCATCAAAGGCTACATATGCATTTTTCGGTACTGGAAAATCATTCATACTTTTATTTATCGGTTACAATGTTTATACAATTGTATAGAAAGTATTTTGTAACCATTTATCATCGTTAATTATTCCCTCCGTTGGTACGAGTTCCTTTTGGTTGTTTACCTTTGTTATATTCATTATCTAAAGTCTGACCTTTCTCAATTGGACTTTTTTGGGAAAATTCATCGTCAATTGGTAATTGATGAGCAAACATTGGATCAACAATTGTTTTCAAAATACTAACAGGAACAGTAATTGGGGCAGAATATAATCCGGGAGTTTTATGAATTACTACATCTGCTTCTTCAAAATTGTTTGGAGAAATTTCTGAAATATATGCAGAAGTTGGTTTAACAATTTTTAATGCACTAACATACAAAGGTTGTTTCTTTTTAGCAAGGAAAAGTAGATTATTATAAAACTCTGGTCCACGCTTAACTTTTAATTCTTTTGATATATCAGGATCAGATAATTGTTTTTGATCAATCACTACAAAACTTCCTCCACGAATAGATGCAGGATTGTAATGTTCAATGATAGGATCAAGAATTTGAACAGGATCATATTTTTCTAAAATGGATTTGGTTTTATCGTTCATAGTTATATTTACTTATTTTGATTTCCTAATAAATAATACTATAATGATTAATATCTCAAATCTAAGCAATAAAATTTCCGATAACAAAAGTGTTTTTTCGGATCTAGATTTGCTATTAGAGGAAATCAAAGTTTCCAAGAATAAAATTACAAATGACTTTGCAACGGGTAATGATTTGTCAATCTCCACCGATGAAACTGCAATCAAAAATTCTATTCGAAATATTTTATTTCAATCCCGTCACTTAACTGATATGAATGCCAATTTACAAAAATATATTGGTGAACCAATTTCAGAATTTAGAGGATTGTCATTAGGTGAAGATATTGAAAGAGTCTTAAAAATCTATGAACCAAGAATAAAAATTACCAAAATTTTAGTAGGAACAGATTTGGAAAATTCTCAATATTATATATCTATTGCTGCACAATTAGTTAATTTAGGCCAATCTATTAAAATCAATGCAGCATTTAATCGGAATGGCAGTTTTAACTTTATAAATAACTAAAATGATTAATATTTCTCCACTTTCTGGGTATAAGAATACTACAATTTTCACGTTTACAAATTCTGACATTAGCGAGGAATCAAATGTGATATGGGGAGACGACACAACGTCGCAAGGTGCCTCTGCAATGCACGTTTACTCTGAGATAGGGTTGTACTCTGCTTTTGGCGGAACCTGCTCCTCAACGTCAGCATTCAATCTTAGCGTGTATGAGGGAGAATACTTTAAAGACCAATTATTCATTGCTCGTAGTGCATTATCATCATTAGTAACAAATCCTTTTGTTTTCACGATTTATCTTTCAAGTAAAAATCCAACCAATACAATTTTCTTATATTCTAGCGGAAGTAATTCCATTCCATATAATTCAACTAGAAATTTCTGGAGTCATTTAAATCCAGAATGGGAATTTTTATACAATGATTTAGCGGTTGATAGTATTACAATGACGGGAACACCCATCTATAGTGATACAAGAATACTAGGATACTCTGCAATGTCTGTGGTAAAATATAAAGATGATATGCCGGGTAATCCGATTTTATTTTTCACTCTTGAAAATAAAGAATATAATTTACCAACTAATTCTAGAGTTTATGCAGCAATTAGTCATAGTATTTGTGCAGTTGATCCAGATAAATTAATTATAACTAGTGACGGAATTAATCCTATTAATAAAATACAATGGGCAGACAAACAAATACCATATGTAATAAGTGTCGGCAGTTCAATTTTATCATCTGATAATATTCTTCATTATGTTTCGGGAAATATAACAAATGTGAAAATGAGTAGCAATTGTTATAATTTTAATTTGAGTAGTTTTCAATATAATGTTTCTCCAATCTTTCTTTTTGATGAAAATTGTTTTTCATCTGGTGGATATTTATTATCAACGTTTTTCTATCCAAGTTCTGCATTACCTCCAATAGAAATATCAAATGATCTAGATAGTTGCAATTCTAATTTTGATAAAATTGAATTTGTTAAAAATAGAAATTCGCCAAAGAATATAATCTTGTCTGCAACAGGAATTTTTAGTTATGATAATAAAACATTTTCATTATCAGGAATTTCAAACTCTTTTGATATTCTTGCATTTGAAAATCGTCATCAATTTTATAGAAAGGGAGAAGATTATAATGTTTATGAAATATTAAAACAAAGTTTACCATTTGATTTAAACGAATATTCTAATTTTAATAGTTATTTGAGTGCAATTGCAGGAGAAGGTGATTCATTAGGAAAGGTATATGACAAGATTAATAATTTCGCCCTTGATCATTCTGATATAGATGTTTGCAACATAGAATCCATTTCTGACAAATATGCTAAGTTCGATGATTCTTTGGAAGATTTTGGTTTAGAATTTCCAGAAGAACTTCGTCGATTATTCCATTTCTCTTCTATTCCTTTACAAAAATTAATTGGAACTCGTTGTTCGTGTAATACTAATTTTATAAATTGTGCAGGTTGTCAAGCAACTAACATTTGTACAATATGCAAATATGATAAAAAGAGTAACTTAGGAGAACAAATATTATCTAATAGTCTTTTAACAGTTGGAGAAACAATTCTTTATAGAGAAAATGGATCAGAAGTTTTCAATTTCTTATCAATAGAGGATAATGGCAAACAACAGTTTCCTTTAAGTGAATTAAACATGGAACCTTTTTATTCAAAAGGTTTGTTTAATTATTGTTTTTTCCGTTGGAATAAAACTCCTCAAAACAATCCAATACAAAGTGTGGTTAATTATAAAGACAGCAGAAATTTATTAAATCCCGCATTGTCATCAAACAGTGATTGGTATAGTGATAATGGAATAATTGAAGAAATGTTTAATTATGTATTAACCAAAAATTTATTATAAATAATTTTATGAACTTTAAAGAATATTACAAATTATTTCTAGAAAATTATGCAGAAACCGATTTAGACTCTGCATATGAATTATTCAATAAAGAATATTTAGCTACTACTGGAAAAAGTTGGACAAAGGAAAAATTCTTACAGCGAGCAAGTAACTGGAAGTTTTATGGAGATTCTAATGGTTATGTTGCATTGCGTCCTCAACGGAGTGGGTTTTATAAATTAGTTGGAACTGCCGGAAGCAATAAATCAAAATATAAAGCATTCTTAGAAATCGAAAGTTTGAATTTGCCTGTTTGGGGAATGGTTAGTAAAGAAGTAGCGAACTTATTACTTAAAAGAAGTTACCGAATGCCTACAACTGAGGAAATAGAATCTTTGAAAATTCTGTTAAGTGGTAATTATATTTTAGGAGATGCAAAACTTGTAGAACTTTTACCAGATGGTGGAATAATTTTGGATTATCCTGATGTAGGAAGAGTTGTGAAATATTTTGTAGGTTCTGAACCATACTGGGAAAAGTTAAAAACCTTTATGTAATTCATAACTTGGTATGAACGAAATAATATTTAAAACTTTCACTTGCTAAACTTTCTCGTTCTCTTGACTCTGTGTGTCTTCTAAGAATAGCATAAAAATATTTATCTTTGTGCAGGAAAAACGAAGAATGTCATCCAGTCTTTTTTAATAAGTAAAGTTATGCAATTCAAATCTTTTTTCAAAATTTTTATAAACGAAAATTGGACCAAGCGAGTAAGTTCTAAAGATTTTAGAAAAATATTAACAAAGTATGCAAATGTTCCAGATGCAATGTATTCATTCCGAAGCTATATAAACAAAAGCGCAGGAGTTCAAGTTCAAAAGATTAATCCAATGATTGGTATTAATCCGAAAAACTCTTATAGCACACCAACTGGAATATATGGTTATCCCGTTGAAGAAACATTGGACAAAGCATTATTGAATATTTTGGAATTTGCTAGTGATCGTCCTATTTTAGTAGTTTATAAACCTAAAAAAAATGCATTTGTAGTTCGGGCATCTACTTTCTCCGAAGAACAATTAAGGGAAAAAAAGTTTCTTCTGGCAGACCTTTTAAATAGCTCATTTGAACAGATACAAGAAATTGCAAATTTAAATATAGTTAGTGCATATAAAAAGAATCCTGCACAAGAAATATGGAGTTTAACAAGATTGTTATCTAAACAAAAAGTAAATGCTTGGGCAAAATTATTAATTGATATCGGATGTCCAATTTTTATTGATGATATTGGTAGTGGATTTATTCATCCAAGTGAACCAATTCAATGCGTTGTATTTGGAAGACAATTTGTGGAGATAGTTGATGTTGTTGAAAATTTGAAATTAACTCCGGAAACAAATGAAAAAGATGACACTTTAAAAAATCTTTATATTCAAATAAACAAAATCCAAAATTCACCAATTTATCGTGAAGGAGATGTTGAGTTACTTGAAAAATATTCTCGTAGAAAAAATGCATTGTTAATGAACCTTCAGCCTTTCATCATTGAACAAAAATTAAATCTGTGGGAATGGATTTATACATCAACCAGTTTACCCGTGGAAAATTTAAAAGTGGAAAAGACTGCATTATCTTTGGAAACAACTAATAGACCAGAAATTTTAAAAATAATAAATAAAATTATTATTATATCAGGCAGAGATTATAGCCCTTCTATCTCACCAGAATTTTTTCAAAGAGAAGGGTTATTTTTAGATTTTTTATTAGAATCTTTGGATCTGAATAATAAAATTAAAAATCTCATATTTTTATTGGAAAAAGTCGGATTTGATTTACGACTTGTAAAAAGACCGTCAAATAGAGAAAAATTCCAAAAGATAATAAAAGATAATAAAACTAAAATATTAAATTATTTAGAAAATTATTTTGAAGAAAATTCTGATTTGAATGTAGAAACAGAAATCGGAAAATTATTATTTATTATGAATAATAATTCAATACATTCAGAAAGTGTTTTTCAAATATTATCAAAAATGAAACCGGGTGATATGGATTTTGTTAGTTATGTATTAAAATCCTTATCAACAACTTTAGATTTTTTAAGCAGTGAAAACAAAAATTGGAAAATTGATTTAGAAAAAGAAAATAAAAAAGTATACAATAGAATAAAACTTTTAATTGAAAAATATTCGGATGTTAATGTAAAAAGTTATTTTCATGCAACCCATTTATCTAGTAATCAAATGTGTGAAAAAATATTTGATGAAGATGATAGTGGAGTCAGCACCCGAATGAATTTTATGAAAAAAATGTTAATTGAGTTTCCATTCAATTCCCAAAGCAGTGTAATTTTATTCAATTTGTTGGCACTAGATAACTCATTAAATCAACACTCAAAAGAAAGTGGTAGCGTACTTGACGGAACCGATTTAGGAAACATTTTAACACAAAAATTAATAGATGAAAATTTAACAAATCATATCACAGAATTAATTGGAAAAGGATTTATGGAAATGTACAGTTATTGGAGAGAAAAGGGAGGTCGTTTGCCAAGAATTATTACTGAATTTGATAACACTGGTATATTCAATGATGATGAATTGAAAAACTTTTTAACAACTGAAAATCTCAAAGAATTAATTAATCACTTGTATATCAACAGCGATTGGTTTGAGGGACTATCCCATAATTATAATACAAAAGGAGAAACTTATGCAGAAAAATTAATTTATAGTTTAGAAAATAACTTGTATTCTTGGGCTAATCCAATGATAGAAAATCATATGGGCAATAATCTGTTCACGAAAAAATTCATAACTAAATTAATGTTAAACAACAAGGAAAAAATATTAGAAAACGTAAAAGACAGTGATTTTACAAATGGTTATGAACTTAAAATATAAAAAGTAAGTAAAGATATGAAATTACTTTTTAAAGAATTTTTCTCGTTTTTTTCCGAAAACTTTGAAAATAGAGAACGTCGAATGAACTCTTCAGATTTCTTGTATAGTTTTTTACAAAAATATAAAAACGAGGAATATTTATTTTTTAGTTTTCGGGATGTTGTAAAGCAACCTGTAGGAAGCGAAAAGGAACTTGTTGATTTTAATCCAAGTATTGGTATTAATCCGAAAAGCAAATACAATACTCCAAACGGAATATACGGTTATCCATTTTATAACATGGAAAACGAAGTTAAACAAGGTAAGATTCCTTTTGCAAGTAATCGCCCAATTGTGGTGGTTTATAAACCAAAACCCGGAGTAAAAGTAACAACTCCAAGAAATTTCTTGGAACCTGAATACAACTTCTCTATTGAAAAATTAGGAAAAATGTTTAATCTTTCTGAAGAAGAAATTGAAAGTATGTTTCTTTTCGATATTGATCCAGATTATCAAAACACTTATTTGCAAAAAATCTGGAGCTTAACCCGATTTTTATCAAATAAAAATCCCAATAAATGGGCAAAATTATTAGTGGACCTTGATTTACCAATTATTCTTGATGACAGTGGCAGCGGATTTATTCATCCTGGAGAACCACATCAAGTTGTTGCATTTGGTAGAAAATATCTGCAAGTATTAGATGTTAGTGAAAAGTACAAACTGGAAACTTCTCCAACAACATTTTTACAGAATAATTTTAAAAATTTAAGTAAACACCTTCGAATAAAAGATGGAAATGTTTTGTATAATGAACATGCCGTAGAATTTTATAATCACAAAAGAAAATTATTGTATCGTTCCACAAGTTTAAATGAAATACCAATAGATTCTTGGCGAGAAACTATTGAAATATTCATAAGTTTTATTGACGCTGCATTGCCGAGTGCATCAAAAGAAGTTTTACTGGAAACTGTAAGTTTCTTATTATTAGATTTTGAAAAAAATTATATCATTTCATTAATCAATAAAGATACAAATTCTAGTTTATATAATTATTATCAATTGGAAACATACTTGCTTGCACACTATCATAAATCAAATTTTATGAGTGAAGATTTAGAAACGTTTTTAAGAAAAATTAACAAAAATAAAAGTATGGAATTGTTCCAAATTTTTGATTATTCAGAATTAAATAATCTTTTAACTGATTCTATAAAATTAAAAACTTTGGATTATTCAAAATTAGAAAATCAATTCCTTCAAAGATTATTCAAGGATTCCAAAAATCTTATGAGTTTCTTAAACTCTTGTAATCGCTTGTATTCCATGGAAAGTTTCCAAAAAGAATTTTCTATTTTTATTAGCACTCTAAAAGATATTTTCACAAATAAGGAGTTTAAAAATTTCCAGAAAAACATTTTCAAAAGTATATTAACTACAAATGATGGAAGTGCATACTATCTAAAAATAAAAGATGAGAATAGTTTTCTTAACAAAAGCGGAATAAATCTATTAGGAATAAAAGATCAGGAAAAGCAACACATTATAAATGAAACTATAAAAGAAATTATAAATTCTGCAAAAGAAATCGCAAAAGATTTAGATAATATAAAAGGGAAAAACGTTTCAGATGAGGAATATCAGAATATTAAAGATAAACAAAAAGAAAAAAGAGATGCAATAAAAAATCTAGTATATACTGTAGTGGAAAATTTCTTTCAAGAATTTAAAAAAACGAAAAAACTAGATCGTGAAAATCTAAGATTCTTTAATCAGAATATAAAATCATTTTTAAGTATTCCGGTGCGATATGATTCCCTACAACAAATGGAAGATTTATACAGTAATACAAAATGGAATATTGGATATAATATGGAAAATGATTATTTTATATTAATGGATTTATTAAATTATATCTTTCGTAATTTGTCTACTTTAAAAGAAGATGGCGTTTCTTTCTTGGAAATTTTTATTCTTGTAAAAGGAACTGCATCATTCAAAGTTAATGTGCGGGAAAGAATAAAAAACTTATCAATGGTAGAAATGCAAAATCTTTTCAATTTTATTAAAAATAACCAACAGCTTGATAGAGCAAATATATTCAAAATTATATTAATGATGATGAACAGCAGATTTAATAATGATTATTCTTATCTTTCACCAAGTAGTCGTGAATTTGAAAAAGAAGTAAGGGAGTTATACATAAATGAATATAATTGAACTATAATATAAAATTATAAATAATTCTTATCCATGAAAGATTCCTTGAATATTTTTTCCTTTTCCGGTTATTATTATAATTTTTTATTAAATGAGAATCGGGACAAGCGAGCAGAAAGTCGAAGTTATAAAAATTTTATATTAAAATATAAGGATGTGGAAAACGCTATGTATAGTTTTCGGGATTATGTGTCAAATAACAAAACAGAAAAACTTAATCCTCTCGTTGGAATAAATCCAAAAACAGCATATTCTACTCCTATTGGAATTTATGGTTATCCCTTAAAAGAAACAATTTCTAAATTAGAAAAAAACTCTTTGGAATTTGCAAGTGATCGTCCAATTGTTGTGGTTTATAAACCAAAAGCAGGAATTCCTGTAGCTAGAACATCAACTTTTTCTAGAAAAGATTTAAATGAAAAATTAGAAAAATTAACAACTATTTTTCAGAATTCACCTTTTTATGAAAAATATAATTCTCCGACTGAAATAAATTATACCCTATGCGAAATCTGGGAAACTTTTATACAAGCTGAAATAAAACCAAATTATAGAAAGAATCCTCTTCAAACGCTTTGGAGCATTGTTAGAATTTTATGCGATGAAAATATTCATAAATGGGCGAAAATTATGATTAACCTTGGAATTCCTATAATCATTGATGATATTGAAAGCGGAACAATTCACTATAATGAACCAACTCAATGTGTAGTTTTTGGAAAAAGATTCGTTGATATAATTGGTGTTTGGGAAAAACCAACGGATGAATCATCGGAAAAAATAAAAGCTAGATGGAAGAGTTTAATTCGCAACCTGGAACTTAGTAAAAATGATAAGGATTTTAATTATTGGTCATTACAAATTTTACAATTTTTTAAACATTCTCAAAATTTTACAATAACTGAAATTTCTAAAATGATTTATAAATTACAAAGCATTATTAGTAATTTCTCAGAAAATCAAATAGAAACTTTTCAAAAAATGATAGAAACCTTATTAGACCGAAATTACTCATATCATGAAAAGGAACAACTATTAGATGTTATAAGACAAACTGCGGCTTTTTATATTGACCCAACAGATTATGCATGGTCTTTTGTAAAATTCTGTGCGGATTATCTTTTCAAAAAAGCAGAAATAAAAGATATCGAAAATCTATGGACATTTTTATTAAAAAATGATTTTAATGATTTTGATAAATTTCGGGAAAATTTTAAATATCATCCGGATGATATAGTGTCAGGAGAAACTTATTTTATATTAAAAATAAAAGCCCTTTTAAAAGATAAAGATATTTTGGAAAAAATAAGAGAAAAGACATTATCATTTTTAATTCTTAATTATAGTCATAGAACAAATTATAATTTGGAAAAACTAATTCTTTTCTATTTTAGAATTCTAGGAATAAAAAGTGCAAAGGAAACTCTTCACTTAACTAAAGCTATAAGATATAGCAGATCATATAAAGGTAGAGAGTTATTAAGAGTCTTTTTAACAATTCCGAAAAATGAAAAAATGAAAAATGAAACTTTAGCATTAGCAAAAGAAGACGACGATTCAACCTTATTAAAATTTTTAGAAAACATTCTCGTTCAAGAAGAAACATGAAAAACACACGGATAGGTGTTTTCGGAAAAACTATAAAAAAAATTTTTAAAAAAGGCTTTTTCTAATTTGTGAATACAAAAATCAGAAAAATAAAAAGTCCCTTTTATAAGCGGGGTTTGCGAATATATAAAAATAAAAAGCATATGGATGCGAATATATAAAAATATATAAAAAATAAAAAAGTGCATTTGCGGCCCGTCCCCCCTAACCGTTAGTCACCCTTCTAACACAATTTTCCACGACTTTGTTAGGTTTTCTCTAACTTTCTCTAACATATTCTTATATTAACCAAAAACAAACCCCGCAAAGTCTTTTAACCTTGCGGGGTTTGCCCTAACTAACTAACTAACTAACCAGAATTCTTTTCGGCATGTCCAAACCCGAATGCCCGCCTAACTGGAATCAGCAAAGTGAAGCTAGGGTGGGATTCGTCCACCACAACTGCATCAGCTATTGGAGATTCAGCTAGGGAGTATACTCCTAACTTCTTGAGTAGCTTGGCCATTGCCTGCTCCCGATTGTCTGCGGGAATGTTCCACGTTCCGCCGCTTGGATTAGAAAAAGAGAAAAGAATCATTTAGAATTTCCTCCCATCTTCAAGAATTGTCAGGAAACGTCCGCGAGGATTGCGCCATGCGGCGAACGGTACGCCATCGGAATCAAAAGCCACCGTGTAAAAACCGCAGTCCGGTTCAATTCCTAACTCCCTCAGCATCCGGTCATTAGCAAGATTATCCATCCCGCCCTCCATTTGTGAGAGCGTGCCGGAATCATTCAGTTTCGTTCTATTGCTAATAACCTCTTGATCAAAAAGTTTCTCTAACTTTTTGTTCGGCAACGCTTGCCACACGCCCAACACGTTATTCTTCAAAAGGAAATGCAATTGTTTCCTTTTTGTCCGAAGGCAAAAGCGTTTGCCAGTGAGGGGATTAACTGGCATGTCACATTGCCGACTCCCAACCGGAAGTTTCGAATGGTTAGTCTTTCCGTTAATCTTTCTGATCTTTTTCTTTTCTGCGGATTGCCTTTCCTTGTAGAATGGATGATCAAAATGGCTAGGAATCCTAACCTTTCCAGTTTTCTTTGGAATCCGTTTGAACCAATCTTTGTCAGGGGCAAAACCACCGTTTTTGATCAAAATCTTGATATTGTCTTTCATTTAGTCTGTTTGGTTTAGTTAGTTGGAGTCTGGAAGCTCCCCGCAACCATCAGCTAGTGTTTATCCTAACTGATGGTTGAACGGGAGTCTCCTAACCTTTAAGCCATGGCGAGGGTTTTATCCCTAAATAGCTTTTCCCCACGTTCTTTTGTTTCCATATACTTTTCCTCGTCAAGGAGGAAAGTTAGGAAACTCTCTTTGTGCCTTGCAGCAGCACCGAATTGACTAACCGTTTGACGTTCACTTTCCGTTGCTTTCTTACCTCCGGCACCGTCTCCACTGGTGAAGTATTCCGTAAACCCGTTGAATAAATCATAACGGTTAGCGCCGTGATTGCCTTTTCCTTTCCTGAAAAGGTGTTTAATCGGTTCAATCCGATTGAACGAACGGGTGGACATTTCCGTGTCCTCTTCATCAGTGAAGAAACCTGCTAGGACACTGTCAACTTCGTCGCCACTGACAACATAGTTGAGGAGATATCCCATGCTTTCCATCACTTTTTCCCTAGCAAGAAGCACCATCTGGAGGTAATCAGCTAGGTTATTAATCTGTAGGGCAGCATTCTTTGTGTGAGGAATGCTAATGTTTAGTGCTCCTTCATAGAAACGGGAAGCATTAAACGTGTTCATACAGACAATCCTAACCATACTGTCCCGAGTGTCGAACATCAGGGTGCCATCGTGTGCCGTTAGGCAGTTCAAGTATGCCTTGAACTTGTCACCGTTAGGTGCCTTCAGGTTACTGTCTAGCAAATCCATACTAATGAAGAACTTTTTCATATTCTCCAAAGTGCCCGCCGTTGTGACTTTTACGCCACTAACGTCAGCGATTGCTGCACTAACCATATTCCAAATCTCCCGATTGCTAATCGGACGATAGGATTTTTTGGGAGTGTGTAAGGGCACCCACCCCACTTCACCGTTCCGCTGACGAATATCAGCTAGAACAGTTTGATAGGATTCCAGTTGAATAATCTGCCCGTCCTCAGTTTGGACGGACGGTTTACCACAAACGATAGGAAAAAGCAAATCATGCTTTTCCATAATTTCGGTATTGATAACCTCTTCAACTTGTGCCTTGCAATGCCACTCCGGTCCTTGAATAGAGACGACGGTATCGTGTTCCATAATCATGTCAGCCATAATTTTATTTTAGTTAGAGTTAGTAGTTTTGGTTTCTTGAATAGTCACCCCATTTCAGGCCGCACACCATGCGGAAAGGGCGACTAACAGAAAGATGAGAAAGAACATTTCGGGCAGCACCGGGGATGCTTCCCCCAGTCGTTTTCCGCATCGCTTGTTTCGGCGACGCCATACCCATAAGCGAGCATCCAGAACATTGCAACCACTTTTTTCTCTTTTTTCAATCTTTTCGTTTTTTCCTGATTTTGGGCCGGAAATGCCCTTTTTAGAGGGGGAGGGGTGGGGGCGCTGTAGTCACCCCTCTCGTCACTCTCCCCGCGTTTCTGGGGCATTCTGAGGGCATTCTGGACTTTCCGGGATTGTTTCCGGAGATTGCCTTTTCCACAATCTGATTTAATCCACTTTTTCTTTTTTTGTAATTGACAAGTTTTCCTCCTAACAGTTTCCAATCAATTATCAATTTGTTTTTCTTTTTCTCTTTTTCTGATTTTCTTTTTGACAACTCCCCTTCCCTCTCCACTGTAACGTTACCTCTTGAAGGTAATGGCGGAGAGTCTCGACCGCAACCAACTTTGGAAAAGACAATCAGGACGAACAGGACGTTAGACTCCGAGGGTAGAGGACCAGAGCCTGCCCAAGTGGGAATGCCCAATTTGGGGTCCATGACAACCTACGCCCCCTAACACTTTTTGTCAACCGCAGATTTTCAACTTTTTTTGGAGGCTTTTCTAATGTTAGACTAATCTTTTCTTAATGTTAGACTAATCTTTTCTTAATGTTAGGCTAATGAGTCTTATATGTTAGACTAATCTTTTATTAATGTTAGACTAATGTCTTCCCCATCTTTTTCTAGTCTATTTTTTCTACTAACTGTTAGAATCTTTTTCTAATCTGTTTTATACTTTTCCAATCATTTCTTTTTCCAACGTCTCCCGATATCCTCCAACATCCCCGACATATACTTTTCAAATGGTTTTGATTAGGAGTAACCTAGTCTAAAGGGTTGGAAAAGTATAAGTTCTATTTAATTCTAATAGAAATATAATGAATAGAAAGAATCATTTTAACTAACTCACTCTCATTCTAATTCTATTTGAATTTATAATGTCGTGAAACCTTTTTCTATTTGTCGCATACTCTTTTTATATGTCGGGAAATATGGTTAGTGTCGGGAAAAGAAAAAAAAAGAATAGAATAAAAAAAGAATAAAAAAACAAAACTGATACTTTTCGAATCAATTTAGCTTGGTTGGACTAAGATAAAACTGATTGAAAAGTATCAGATAGTATAAAAATGTTAGTGTTAGTGTGTTATGATGTTAGTGTTAGAGGGATGAATAGAATTTTTAAATAATAATAAAAGGGCTGATTTTATAAAAATTCATTTTTTATAAATTTTTATAAATTTTTATAAAAATTCATTTTTTATTCATTTTTTATTCACGAATTCATATCAATTCCATAAACTTACTCTCCCCAGATAGGAGTCATCTCTTCACCAGAGAAAAAGAAATCGGTATATCCTTCAATTAGTTTCTTATAATTGTTTTTGGCTTTTTCCATTTGTTTTTGAGAGAAGTGAAATTTAAGTGAATGGCACTTTATTCTCTTATTGAATTTGACCTTTTTAAAAGATGTGATATACACCTTCCCCTTCTCGAAAAAGAAATCAATTTCTATATCTATATCGTATTCACATTCTCCTTTACGATATGCCGTAACCTGAATCCCCTCTCTATCTTGAGGAGTTGTCAAATGAATCTTGTTTAATTTCTCTATTACTGAGTCTAGAGAACATTCAATTCCAACCACACTATCTAATCCATTATTTTTTAATAACTCTGAAATAGCTAATATACTAGAGGGTTTTCGCAAAGATGTGTAATACAATTTTTCTGGACATTCTATTTTCATAAACTTTTAAACAAAAGAAATTTCTTTTACAATGATTCTGTTGCGAAGAGAAAAGAACGGATTCATTTTTAAGAAACAGGAGTGTTTCTCTTTGAATATTCTCATTGCTTCCTTTTTAACTTTCTTTTTGTTATTTCCTATTACAAGGTTTTCCCTGTCAAGAGAAAAATCAAATCTCCAAGAAAAACTAGCAATATAATACTTTTTCATTTCTTTTCAGAGAAAGGTTAATACTCTTGTGACAGCAACAACTTTAAAAGTTTTATCATTTTTCCCTTTATAATTACGAAGAGATGTATTCTTATCCAGAATCGTACAAATATCTTTTCTTTGAACTCCTTTTTCTTTTAAAAAATTAAAAGTTGGTTCATTCACGATATAAAGAAAGATTGGACTTTCTTCTGTTGGAAAGTCATTTATCGCATCGTTGAATTGTTTGCTTTGTCGAGGATCAACAGTTCTTTCGGTGAGTAAAAGAACTGATTTCTTCTGATTGATTTCAAAAATTTCTTCCTGTTCTAAACTATATTTTTCAGGAAGTAGTTCATGAATAAATTCATTAGGATCTGCGAAGTCTGCAATGTAAACAGGAAGACTTGAGATATTTTTAATCTTTCTCATAATTCTCATAATTTTTCATTTCATTTTAGAAATCAATCACCTTGTCCAGCATGCAATCCAGTAATTTGTAACTACTTGAATAGAGTGACCTCACTTTTCCGTCACTCTCGAAAGTTGTTTTAACGCCTTTTAGAATCATATAATATCCCTTCAAGTTTTTCTTTTGAATTTGAATTCGAAGATCCAAAAAGCATAGTAGTTGCAGACTTCCCCGACAAGGCAGTGGTCGGAATTATACAGCAACCCAATGCCCTCACTGTCTGGGAGATTGTTGTGGACTGTTAAGAGAGGTTCTGCGGAGTGGTTCATGGGAGGGAGAATAGGGCAGGAGAATGTTGGTGTCAAGAGGAACAGGGGATTTTCTCCAAAAATCTTTTTTTCATAATTTATGAAAGAATGATGCAAACGTCTATGCAAATATCATCACTATATATTCCTAAGTTTTCATCTGGAAATCCTTTTCCGTTTAGAAAAACTCTTAATTTTTGGCGATTGAAATATAGCGGTGCAGTGAAACGCCAAGTTTTATTCAATGTTTCTATTGAGGAACTATTATCTTTTTCATAAAGCTCAATAATTGTATTGAATCCTTCTTTAATGGTTTCGTACCATTCTTCTATTTTTCTATTTTGTTCCTCTTCTTTTTGCAATCGAAATTTGCAATCGTGGAATGCTTTTTGGAGAATTTGAAAATCATTCATAAAATGAATTTTTGATTTTTTGTTTTAGAAATCTAATCCATCTACACAAATACAATTTCTATTTTTATCAGTTATTGGAAGATTACTTTTGCAGTTGCATCTTTTGGGAAAATCTTTTTGATTGCATCATAATCATCATGGAACTTTTCGGTATAATTATCCTCAATATTACAGAGATTGCCATTTTCATCGGTTAGACGGGTAGCAGTGTCATTTGTGCTTTTTTGCCAAACACTATTGTCACTCAATTGAAAGAAACTTTCAACTGGCACCGCTCCAAAAGTTATTGTTTTACTTTTGAGTAAATTGGGAAGAGTGTCTTTTCTCTTAATTCGCAAAATTTCATCCTTTTCATTTCGAGAAAAAGGGATAATTTCGTGCGCTGGCGTTATTCTATTAGGATGGAGAAGTGTTTGATATTTATTATTAGAAAGCATTTGACAAATAAATCCGTCGAGGGTTTCGAAGAATTCATTGACTTTAACATCCAGCAAGGAAAGAGGAAGATGCGATTCGACAAAGAGTAGTTTCATATGCAGTACCGTACAAGACTATTGGAGGTTGTCAAACACTTTTTACAAAAAGCGATGCAATTCTTGAAGTGCAGTATCTGAGAAATTGTGATCCCGGAGAAACTGAAGAATTGTTAGGAAAGTGTCATAACTGTTAGATAGTTCAACAAATTCTGTTTCTGTTATTCTCACCGGGATAATGGAATAATTTTTCGATAATCCGTCTTTTCGTCTTGACAAATATTCATTTGCTGCATCCTTTAATGGAAAACTAGCAATTATCTTTGACTGATCGTCGTCAGAACAATATTCCACAACAGTATATTTGAAATACATTTTTATGGAATTATAAAGTCTGGATCGTATGTTCCACTATTAAAGACCCCCAAAAACAATTCTTGATTGTTACAGAATGTTACTTTTTCATTGAAAACTACTCTCATCAAATCATAATACACACCATCATAGTCATCTCTTGAAATTAAATGAATTTCTTTGATACTGGTTGGATCTTTGAGAATTCGTTGAAATTGTCCTGAAGTGTTTCGTATAAATACCATTCCTGCTCTTGCCCAATGATAAGAGAATTGAATTGGTTTCGGTGTCGGAATATTTACTATTTCGCCGTTTTGCTTGTAGATTTTCATTTCTTTTCAGTTTTGAATTTTAACTAATTTGTGATAATGTCTTTCATCTCCGTCGTCATCAACCTCACAAGTCAGTTCTGCATAAACGAAATCTCGCGCCCCCCGGCATTCTTCCAGCCACAAACAAAATATTGGAACAATTATTAGAGTATCCTCTTTTTGTTCCGGCAATTCCTTCAAGAATTTATCAATTCTTTTTCTGTATTCACGGGGAAATGTTTTTACATCCAGAGTTGGAATCTTTTTTAATTCCGAATGGTTGATTGCAGAGATTTTTATTTTTTCTGTTTTCTTTTCTTTTGAATCAAATTCTTCAAATTTTAATTGATTTTCTATTGGAATGTATCCAGTTTCTTCATCAAAGATTAGAACTGTTTCACCGGAGAGATTGATTATGTTCATAATTTCCTATAAGCTAAGATATTGATTTTGTCAAAGTGTTTTTTCTGGCTTTACTAGGATACTATCCTCTTGACCAGTTAATTTAATTGCATAAAGCAAATCATTTCTATTTTTGAATTCATCAAAATAGATCACTTCAAGCGGAAGAATGATTTTCTTTCCGGGAATTTCTGGTGGAAGATGAATGGAGGGGATTCTAAATTTTGGCTGAAACGAATGGATTGGAAATTCATCATGTTCTGTATGAACAGAAGTTTCTTCAACATAAACTGAATCAAAATTTGCATGTGACATGAAAATATGTGATTTACCTTTGGAGTCTTTAACCGTTAGGACTCTGCCTGAAAGATTGAGAATGTTCATTTATTAGAAAAGTTAGTTTTTATCGTGATTCCCTCATAGCATCATATGCAAGATCGGACAAATAGTCACATGTTTCACATTCGCCCTTGTTTCCATGAACGCATGCTGGATGGCATTCAACTGAGCAATACACATATGGGGAGTTGATTTCGGCCCCACAAGTCTCACAAATATTTACAATGTCCACATCATCGGTGAAATCAATTGGTTCGATTTCTGGTTCTGGTTCAATGCATTTTTGGCAAGTGGCACAAGTAGCAACACCAGTGCTTTCATTTACGTCCATTTCCACGCCGCAGCATTCTGGGAGTTCGCAGTCATCAGGTGGATCGTTCCAATAATCAGTCATATTTAGAAGTGGTTGATGTCGTCCCTTTTATAAGCTATAAAACAAGAAACGTCAACAGTTTTGTTGACGTTTCTTGTATTTTCTTCACTCTTAACTGTTAGTGTTTTATTGAGGAAAGTTAGGGTTAGTTAGGACTTTATCTTCATCAGGAAATTCATTTTTAAATAATGAATCATCTAATTTTTCCATGAATTTTGCAAATTGTTTCAATTTTTGCCTTGCAATTGGATGATCTCTATTTTCAAATAAGATATTTCCAAGCATTCCTAACTTGTCCATTGCTAACATAACTATCATTAAACTTTGAGCATCAGGCAAATCGTTTCCTTGACCTCCTTGTAACGACGGGTTTATATTTATTTCTTGAATTAAACTATAGTTTTCATCTATCCATCCTTTGTGCGGGTTGTAAATCATCTAATTATTTATCCTATAAACTGAGAAACTTTAATTCATACCAACATCTTTTTTCTTTATCATAAATCGAAACAGTGCAAACGTCTTTTCGTTTTCTTTCATTTTCATTTTGTTGTGCTTGCTGAAATCGTTCGGGAGAAATTAGAATGATTACGCCGGGTTCAGGCTCTGGCAATTCATCCCAAGAATTTATAGTTATTTTACGATTTACCGCTATTTGATAAATTGATCTCTCCCCCATTTTAATATCTACTGTTTCTGGAATATCATGAATTTGTGCGGGAATATAAAGTTGTTTCGGTTTAGGTGGACTACCATATCCCGAATGTAAATTATAAGGTCTATATACATATGGAATGGTTTCTATAAGATACACTCCTTCACCCATGTAATTTTTAATGTTGTTCATGTTTTTAATTGTTTAATAGTTGCGCTCTTTCTTCCGGGAACAAGCCGTCCTCATCCAAGTCCGTTGCACAGTGACCACAAAACACGCTTCCACTTCCGCATCCGGCTTTGCTTCCTCTCAGGGAAGTGAGGAGAGGATCGGTTGGACTAGTCGGCAAGTGATGTGGGTAAAAGATAGCCCGCTCTTGACATTTGTCAAGAGCGGGCAGTCTCGTTTGGGTAACTCAGGACTCTTCCACGACCTCCACTTCGTCCTCCACCTCAGTTTCTACAGGCATCGGATTGACGGCTTCCCATGAGACAATCGGCTGCATTCCCCGTTTCCCGGTTTTGGCTTTCTTTGCAATCAGAATGTTTTCCTCAACCATTTCCCGGAGCAGACTCAAAACTCCACTAGTAGCAATTCCGGGAACATTAAACTGATTATTGTCAATTTCCTCCCTCGTCAGAATGTTTCCGTTGTCCAGAATCATTTGAAGAATAAGGTTTTTGCGATCATTCTTCTTTTCTGTGATTTTGCCACCGTCGAGTGCATTCCCGGAATCACCGTTGCTGCTTGCCAATTCCATGGGATAATCCAAACTCCATTTACCGTTAAATGGAAATGCTCTTCCAATCAAACTTCCATCCCGATTTTTTTCAGGAATGAATTCAACTGCCGCAATATTGTCGTATGCTTCACAGTCCAACACCCGGCGAAGCGTATAAGCAATGTCCACAAGGTGAAGCAATTCGTTCCTTCCACCCCGTTCTCCCCTTCGATTGGCATGATTGATAAGAATCACAAACACCCCGTTCTCTTCCGCAAAGTTTTTAATTGCATCAGATTTTGCCTTGGTGTCGAGTGCCTTGCCGTTGGCATCCAACTCAAAGCTAATCATGGGGAAACTGTCGAGAATCACCATATTCAGATTATTATCCAAGATATCCTTTTTAATCTGTTCCCATTCGCGGCACCGTGCTGCGAGGAAATTGTCATCAAATTCGATTTCCATCGTTTTGCCCATGATGGCAGCAGCAGCAACACTTTGCTCTCCGGTAAAGTATCCAGCTTTGAAATCTGGATTGTTTTTAACCATCTGGTTTCCGATGGTCAACGAAAGACGGCTTTTCCCGGTTCCCGGAGGAGCAGAGAGAAGCAAAACGCTTCCGGGGCGGGCACCGTAAACACCTGCCATATTGCCAAGGAGTTCATCAAATGCCGGGAAACCGCAGGTGAATCCTTGGTTCCAGAACTTAGGCAATTTGACGCTAGAAAGACTAATCATAATTTTGTTTCCTTTAGGGTTTTGTTTTATCGGAATGTTTGCCGATGTCCTTTTATAACTCATCCTCCGACATCCGCAACTCTTTTTTCGAGTTTTTGGCCTTTTTATTTTTGGCCTTTTTTAGATTTCTCGCTTGACAAGTTTTTGTTAGAAGAGATTCTAACTGTTAGACAACACTGCTAGTGGATCATAAATTCCGCTATTGAAGTGACCCAAGAACATTTCTTCTAAACCAAACGTTTTGCTATCATGAAAGATGATTTTAATCAAATCATAACGGATTCCGTCATACTCCATTGTAGAAACGTAATGAATTTCCTTAATACGGTCTGGACTTTCTGTTAGCAGTTTGCGTCCTGAAACTATGTTATGCACAATTTGCATTCCATTTATTTTATTCCACCAATAAACCAAACGAATTGATTTTGGTGCTTCTACGATTTCCTTATTTTGATTATAGATTTTCATTGTTATTTTTGATTAGATATAATTGCAAATCCGCTGGACATAATGGTTTCTGGATCGTAGATTCCTTCATTGAAGTGACCCAAGAACAAATCGTTTCTAATTGAATTTTTCAATTCAGATTTCCAAACAACATTAATCAAATCCATTTCAATGTTGTTGTGCATCACTTTTGTCAAATTTTGGATTTCCTCTATTTTATCAAATTGTGCTATTTGAGGCATTTGTGATAAAAAAACTGGAAGAATTCCTGAATCCCGACTCCAATGATAAAGAATTTTAATTGGAACTAAGTCGGCTTGCTGGTTGATTATTTTCATAAAAAATTATTGGATTACTCCATCATTAAAATGTCCTAACACCAAGTCCTCTGTACCATTTTTATATACAATTTTCATCAAATCAAAATTCTTATTTTTATATTTGTATGGTCCTAGAAAATACAATTTAGTGATATTAACATTGATTACATTGATTACATTGTGGAACATTTTAATAAATCGTCCACTATCCGCTCCATCACCCGATAAAATATACTCAAATTTAATGGGTTTTAGTTCTGGCGGATTCCATTCTTTTCCATTTTTGTATATTTTAATGGAAAAATCGTCAGTTCCAAGAACTCCATCATTAAAATATCCAAAATAAAAAATTTCACTTGTATCAGGATAAACAAATTTCATTAAATCATAAACTTGATCTTCAAATGGAAACCTTCCCAAATAATGCAGTTCAATAAATAGTGCAGCACCATTTATTTTCATTGCAGTCATTCGGTCTGCCAGCGAACACTTGGTATATTTATCGGGATAAATCCCGTTTACTCCTGATACTGTTTGAACAATTTCAATCGGTTTGCAGGGATTGAAAAATTGATTGTTTTTAACAAAAATTTCCATAAAAAAAATGTTTATTGAAGATTGCCAATGACTTTATCCAGATTCTTAAAAAAATTGCGATTAGCAATTTCACGATTTTTTGGTTGAAGAAAAATCTCTTTGATTCCTCCCATAAAAGTCGGACCACGCTTGATTTTTTCGATGTTGGAAACAATCCAATTTTTGCCATCAAAATCAAATTGAATTCGGTTCACAATTTTGGAATATCCATAATTATTCGGCAGTTTATTCCCAGAATAGTAAATGAAATAAACTCCTTTTCGATCACCTTCGCTATTCAAATGAATAGATTTCAATTTATTTTCAATTGAAATCATTGCAGAATAAAGTTCGTGCATACTAACAGTATACTTGGTTGCCCTGCCATTATATTTCTTCAAAAATTCCTCCACATTTTTATTTTCTCTGAGAAAATCATTATGAGAAATATACGGGCGAAAAGAAATGGGAACATTCATGTCAGTGACTATTAGAGAGGAAAGAAGGGTTGTCAACAAAAAACCGACGAAAAAACCATTTCTGGTTCGAAGTTTTCGTCGGTTATTCCTAATACTTTTTCCAGAATTTCTTCTGGAGTGTAATTTTGATTTTTCAGCCTTTTAATTTGTTCTTTTTGCTGATCTGTGAGATTCATACAGTTCTCTATACAACAGAAAAATAATGCTGTCAAGGCGAATTTTGCAAGGCTTTGTTTATTTCTGCAATTTCATTTTGTATATATTTCTTTTTTTCTTTTTGTGCTTTGCTCATGCTGGATTTTTTATTCAATTCCAGTGATAAAAAATCTTCCACAATTTCTTCTAGCAATTTTTTGTAGTTTTCTAGCAATTTTCGAGTATCTGCATTCATGTTATTTTATATCTCTTATAAATTCCATTTTAAAACGATGTTCAACTTCTGGTCGAATATCGTTATACACCTTTTTTTGTTCAAGTGTTAGATTATTATATTCTAACCTATCGAAACAACTACATGATTGCAAAGAAAAAAATAAAGATATTAATAATAATGATTTGACCATATTATTATTTAATCTTTTTCTAAATCAGATAGTTCTTTTTCTAATTCATGTATTCGTTTAATTAATTCTAATCTTTTTACATTTTTACTGATAATATCAACTGATTTAGTGTATAATTCAAAATCATCACTGCCTAAACAAACTACACAAAGAGCATTTAATAAATTATTGTCACTAGGTTTTTCTGTTTCTAATTCTTTTACTTGTTCTACATTTATTTTTAAATCATTTTCGATAATTTCATTTTCCGATGATAAAACAGAAGCAACTGAAATATCATTTTCAGTTGCTTCTGGTTTTTTTAAAGAATTTCTGGTTATTAACATATAATGTATTTAGCAATACATTATTGTTTTATTATTGTCTTTTTCGATGGTTAATAAGAAAAATACTGATTAATCCTGCAAACAATGATCCATCTGGTTCGGGGACCACTACATAATTACAGTGTTCATAATAATTATCTTT